TGCTGAAGCTATTCGAGTCATGGTACCTTCGAACCCTTCTGCTAAATGCTTATCCATTATTCTATGTAAATCTTCAAGATCAACTGCAACTTCTGGAACTATTGCTTGACAAAAGGTATGAATTTGATGTTGTTGTTTAAAATAGTTAGTTAAATCCGTACATCTTGCAATGTATGGTTTAACTAAAGTATCTTTTACATAATCGAAAACCATATAAGTGAAACTAGGCGTACCATTTTGAGACATAACCATAGACTGGACATCGTTAAAACCATCTCCGCAAATGATCTCGCCATCAAAGCCATCTGGGCAGTGAAGTTCAATCATATTTCTAATATGATGATTTGGGATAGGTTTGAATGACCTAGAAACAGCTTTACCATCTATAACTAAACATCGAATTCCATCGATTTTTGGAGTACAAAATAACGGAAATATCAATTTATCTAAATCCGGATTTTTGGCGGCGAGGAGAGGTTTTGTAATAATAGGCATTTGTAATTCCTTTGTTATATTTTTGTTAGCAGCATACCACTCAATATTAATAGAATTCCTAGGACTTGTACACTAGAAAGTTTGGCATTAAAGAAAATAATTGGAATTATTAAATAAGTAATTACAATCATGGAGTCCCAAATTAAAGCTTTAAGCATCAAACTACTTGAATTGCTTTCAGATTTTGCAATTAATAACCATAATACATTTGTGAGAATTCCGCCAAGTGCTCCGATAACTAAGTACCATTTTGATAATTTAAGTGTCTCAGAATAAGACACTGAAGCTAAACAGACATAAAGAGCAAAGCCTAAAAGATATTGTAAATATGTCATAGTTTAATACCGTGATACTTTAAAATCTTAAGGAACTTCTTTTCTAGGGCTGCAATAAGCTCTTCCGAACCTTCGAATTTCTCTAAAAGATGGGTTAGTTCTTTATCTTTATACCCATTTCGTCTAGCAGCTTCGAATATCTGAGATTTAATTTGTAATAATGCCTCTTCATATTTAGATGCGTTTAAAGCTAAGTCATATTCTTCTTGTTCCGAGGGTAGATCGAATTCTATTAAGCCTTTGGTCATGACGGAACCTCATTGAGTTTATTTTTCTTCTGGACAGGTTTTCATACAAACAACTTTCCAGTTAACGGAGGATGACTTTGATAATTAGTAAGTTTAAAGTGATCTTCTGTTATTTCAGTTAAATCTGTAAACGGGATAATTTCTAGTTGAGTTCCCGGCATTGGCTCTCGAAGTATTTGCCCTCTTAAAATTTCAGTATGCGGTAAATAAATATGACTATCCCCCAAACAATGGGTCAGTATTCCGACTTGGTATCCGGTAAGTACTGCCATAATATGGGTTAACAACGCGTAATCTACAATATCTATTGGGACTCCGAGTAGCATGTCCCCGCTTCGTTGGTATAGTTGTGCATGTATTTTATCTTCTCGGATAAAAAATTGTATTAGCGGGAGGCAGGACGGTAGCGCACATCCGGTTCTTAAAGTTTGAGATACATTCCAATTACTAATTATTAGTCTTCTAGAGTTCGGATTTGTTTTTATTTCGTTAATTACCCAAGCTAATTGGTCAATACCTTCATTATTAAAATTCCTAAAATGTTCCGGGTAACATCCTTTAATTGCGCCTGTTTCATCTGCCCAGTCTTTCCACCAAGGTTGAACTTTTATATGTAAGTTATTTAAATTTGAAATTCCACCAATAAACCAAAGTATTTCTCTAATAGCATTTTTAAAGGCCATCTTTTTAGTAGTTAAAATTGGGAATTCTTTTGAAAGATCAAAAACCATTCGTTGGCTAACTAAACTAATAGTACCAGTTCCGGTTCTATCCATAATTTTAATACCATTATCTAAAATATCTTGGGCAAGTCTTTTGTATTCTAAATCAGCTTGTGACATGTTACACCTCTTTATTAGAATGCTTTATTACAAATAGTGCTTGGTTCTTAGCATCATCAAGTGCATTATGATTTGTACCTTCCGATTTATCTACCTTTTCATTATTAGCCACGAATCTACGAAAAGTCCTTAAGTCCATAGAATTATAGTACATAAATGGAACTTCTATATTATATTGATTGAACATATTCTCTAAAATAGAAATATCGAAGGTATTCCCGTTGCCCCATGGTTTTAAATTCTTCTTATTGGTTTCTTGCTTAATCCAATATACCAAAGTATTTAAAACTTCTGAAGTTGGTTTACTCTTTTCATGAAAAACTTTCTTAACTGCATCACTTTGAGACATCCACCACTTAAGAGTGGACCCGGTAATGCTACGACCTTTTTTAAGTTGGTCTTCAATATCTAATGCCATGTAAAAGGTTGGCCCTAGTTGTTTAGTTTCGATATCAAAAAAGCAAGCACCGATAGATACTACTATAGTATCTGGGTTTGTTCCTAAAGTTTCTAGGTCGACCATTAGATCATTCATATTACACCTCTGTTATTTGTAATGCACCGCTAATTATGGCTAATGCTTCAGTTCTATACTTTTTAATTGAACGTTTGTTCGCCGATCTAATTAAGCAATCTGTAATTACCCCAGTTATAGGTTGTGCAATTTGAATAAAGTGATCATCCATAGAATCTTCGGCTGGTTCATAAGCTACTGGAATAGTAAACTCATCTAACGGAAATCTCTCTAAAAATTGTTCAAAAGTTTCAAATTTAATAGTCATTAGTACACCCATGATTTTTTTCTAGTTTCAGTTTTTTCGAAAAATGATTCTCGCAAAGTCGACCAAGTTGCGTTTCTAGAAGTATCTCGAGTTATACTTAACCCGTGAGTCCTTAAATACGAAAATACTTCCCCAATTAAAATATTTGCGCTTTTTGAAGTCTCTTTAGCGCTTAGTGCCTTAGTTATTTCTAAGTTTAAGTTCTTAGGATAATTTTCTATTTTAAAACCTTTGGAATATATACATTCTAAGGTCTTTTCAACTATAGCCAAAACTCTATCACATTTAGAACTATTAATTTGCTGAACTGCATAATTCTTAAGCAAGTCTAAATCAAAAATAGTTAAATCTTCAAATTGTAATGTCATTTTGAGACTCCTAACGAAACTACTAAGGGGCAATACTGGTCGGTATTAGCTGCGGTAGATACTGTAGTACCTAAATTCCCGACGCCCCATTGTGAAGGTATGCTAACAATAGGGGTATTAGTTATTAATTGACCGGGGATAGTTCTAAGCGCCTCTAATTCTCTTATACGTTGATCTTTAAGTTCTAAGAGTTTCGATAACTCTTGAATTTGTTCTCTAAGTATATTTTCTATAGTTTTCAAAGTAAACCTCCAAGCTTTTAACTAGTGTAACTCGTCTTCGGATCCCGGTACACGAATTCTTTGAAATTCTATTTCTGCAGCTTCAAATTGAGACTGTACATCAAAAGGTTTATTTGGATCCCGATCCCTACCAAGCACTTTCGAGTGTATAAAAGCCTGCATATCTTCGACAGTTGCTGAATTTAACCAAGTATCTAAAACATCTTGAGATACATACAAATTCTTTATCGCTACCGCATCTTCGCCTAGATAAGTTTCCCCTACAGAATCTTCAATATATGAATCATGGAGTTCAATTATTGGATGGATATCTTTTAAATTTTGGAACCAGATAATAACTTCAGGATGTGTCAAATCGATATGAAAACTTATCACAATAGATTGTGATTCTTGACTTGGGAAGATTCCGAAGAACAATTTAAAGAGCGGCAGTTTATCTTTATAAAAGACGTGAATGTTTCGATGTTCAACTTCAACATCTAATTTATAGACATCTTTAAGTTTTCCTATTAAGTAAATATATTGGTCATACATTCTAATTACTATATTTGACACTTTATACCTTAGGTTTCTTTAATACTTCAGTTTTAAACTCGGCAAGAAACGAGTCTCTCCAATTATCATATTCAGATTTATTACTTTTGGGAAGGTCTATTTTAACTTTTCGGGGGCGTATTGGTTTTACTATATTTTGAAGTTCTGCTTTTAACTGTTTGATTTCTTTAGTTTGTTTTAAAACTAAAGAACGTAGCTCTCTAATAGTTTCTTTATCCTTTTTCGAGTTTTCTTTTGTAGGGATTTTACTCATGTAATTTTACTCCCTTTTTTCATATTATCTATAGCCCATAACGGTTGTAAATTTGTATAATGACATGCTTTTAGGTCTTTAGAATACTGATGTAGTCCTTTTTGACATGTTTTCATACTTAAAATCTCAGATCTTTAATTTTACAGTTAAAATTTCTAATATAAATTTCTAGTCGGTTCTCTAGATGTCTGGCTAAATAATTAGTCCCCTCAAAAAAGAAATCATGCAAGTAAGCAATTGATTTTCCTTCAAACTTTCGAATAGCCCGCCCGGCATTTTGGACACATAGTATTTCTGATTTTCCCCCTACACAATTGATTAAATGATCAGTGGACTTAATATTAATGCCCTCCCCGATGACGGAAGATCCGATAAGAATTCGTACTAATTTTTCGTTAAATTCGTTAATTGTATTATTTATTAGTTCTTTTGAGTCATCTCCATTAATATATGAGCAGATTACTCCATGTGTAGTCAAATATTCTGAGATTACAAGTCCAACTTTATCCTTCTGTGAAACTAAGATTAAAACTTGATTATCTAATTCAACATTTTCAATTATTTCCAATATTTTATTTAAAACCGCGGGATTTCCAGAATAACTCTCTTCATATTCTTTTTGATACTTTGTAATAGGTCTTCCTGGAATTTGATGAACTAGTACTTCAAGTGGAGTTAAATACCCTTCTTGAGTAGCTTTCCAAGCTGGGTACTCATATAATATATTAGAGGCTACTCCCCATAGAGCTAGTATGTCGGCTCCTTGACGTAAATATGTTCCAGAAAACGAAAATCGATAATAAATATGATCAAGATCTGGTAGTAGTGTTAGATAAGATTCCGCGGAAGAATGGTGTGCCTCATCAATAAATAAAGCTTCCATTTGGAGTGCAAATTTTTGAAATTCTCCAGATTTTTGTAAAGACGCTAGGGACTGAACTGTTATAATATTTATTGCTTTTGGTCGTTTATTTAGTCTAATTTTCTTTGCATCTAAAATTTCTACATTTGTAGATCCAAACCATTCTTCGAAATCTGAGTATAATTGTAAACTCAAACCTCTTGACGGAACTATAATTAAGTTAGTTACCGCAAGTTCTTTAATTAAATATGCTAAAATACAGGTTTTCCCGGAACCGACACAAGAAGAGAAAACACCCCGACCGGCCTCGAGGCCTAGTCTAATCATTTCCTTTTGATAGTATCTAGGTTCAAAAGGTTTGTTATTCCACCTTAAAATTTGAGAGGACGAAGGAATCTCTCGTCGGTCCTGTACCTCAAACGGGGTACAAACTTCTTCTAAAGTTGCTTTAACAATGTTTAAAAGCCCAGTAGGAAACTTATTATCTTTGATTAAACATACGTATTCAGTTTTTTCTAAGTAAGCAATTCGAGCTTTCGCTATATTGTAACCCTTTAAGTTATTGTAACGCTTAGCATTTTGCATACGATAAAAGCAGGCCGCTTTTTCTGCATCGATATCATTTCGATAAGTAAGGACTTCCGTTAGAAGATCTTTAGCTTCTTTAGGTATATTCCCAGAAATGGTTGTAAATGAATTACTAACAATTAGTTGCATTCACTAATTAAACCCTGATGTGTCAAAAAAGTACAGTTTTAATTTAAATTAAAAATAAATGTTTACTTTTTAAAAGTTCTTAGATAAAAGTTATAGCAACTAGTAACAAATCGAGGATTAACATGTCAAAATTAGAGTCTAAACTACCAGAAATAACTGACTGGCGTAAGTATGTAAACGATTTTACACCAAAAGTAGATCCAAAAATTAAAGAGCTACTCTTAAAAACTTTAAAAAATAATCCTCGAATTAAAACTAAGCCAAATACAACTAGAATTGATAATTTTCATTTAAACGAAGTTAAAAAGAATATAAAATAAGGAGACCATTAAATTCAAGTCTTTGACTTGATGCAGCATCTACGTTAATTGGGACCGTGAAATATACGACTGCAATCAAATGACTGGGCAGGTAAAAACTAACCCCGGAAGAGTCGGACCAGGCACACCTCAAAGCAGAAGACCTTATTTCTGTAGCGGTAACTCGCGAAGTGTACTAGGCATCGTTGAGAATTTGAGCCTAGCGAAAAGCCCACCGTAGAAAGTAACTTTAAGGGGAGTTTGAAGACCCTTAAATGAAGCCAAGATATAAACCTTCTAGCGAATTTGTAAGGATTGGAAAACTTATAGTAGTAGCTATCTGGCGGTATTAATTTGGGAGAAATATCTAATAGGTTTGTGAAAACTTTGACTATTAGAAAATACCCCCAATAGGTATTGCTTTGCCAAATCCAATAGCATTTAAAATCTTTCATTATTTTGTGAACAACAGCGTTTCACAGCCTCACGCTGTTCGGCGATACTCTGGAATGTTGTTCTAAGAAAGAGTCGATCACAACGAAATACCAACAATACCTTAGGACTATTTGGGAACCTAGTACATGTTTCATATAACTTAATAAGCTTACGAGTATTATGTGAATTTACTTAAGGAAATAACTAAGATAGAATCTAAGAAAATCCAGGAGGAATTAACAAATGTCAAAACGAATTATTACTCGCGAACAACTAATAGATCCCAAACTAAAAGGCTTAACTGCAATCTCGAGCGTAGTTAAACGAACTTTAGGACCAGGTGGACTATTAATTTTAATCGAAAGAGTTGGGCAAACACTAGAAGGACTTCCGCTCGGGCCTAAGATCACAAAGGATGGGGTAAGTGTCGCGGAAGAGTGCGCATCTATAGATAAGGCTGAAGATATTATAATTCAAGCGGTTAAGGGAATTTGCCGTAAAACAGTTAGTACTGCGGGTGATGGCCCCCAACCACTTTATAGTAAAGTTCTTACTCCAAAAGGTTTTATAGAGATGCGAGATGTAAGGGTTGGGATGGTTATCTGTGGTACTAACGGAACAGTTCAAAAAGTTTTAGGGGTTTTCCCAAAAGGCCAAAAAGAGATCTATGAAGTAGAGATTCAAAATAAAGGAATAGTAGAATGTTGCGAAGACCATGTTTGGTCAGTTACTAAAAACAGTAATGGGGGCGCGGATTCTGTAAAATCTGTAGCGGAACTTATAAAAGATTATAAAAAAGAAGGTATACAGTCTACAAAATATAATTATTATATACCAAAAACTCCGGTTTACTTTCAAGAGAATACTGCGGAAATGCCCTTAGACCCATATTTACTTGGAGTTTTGTTAGGAGATGGTTGTTTAAAAGATGGTTCTAGTATTGAGTTAGGACTGGGAGTTAAAAAAGAACATATATTACAAAAATTAAAACCACCTAAGGGAATTAATACAAATATCCAATTTGTAGAGTCTAGGAATTATTTTAGAGTTAAATTTTCAGGTATTTCGGAGACCGGAAAATCAATGAGAGATTATGTAGAGTCTTTAGGATTAAGAGACGCAGGTAGTTTTACTAAGTTTATTCCAAAATCCTATTTATACGCCTCTATTGAAACTAGATCCCAAGTCCTACAAGGATTAATTGATACAGACGGATGCGTTAACGAGCGAGGCTTATTTGAGTTTAGTACAGGCTCAAAAGAACTAGCAACGGACCTTCGAGACCTAGTTTTGAGTTTAGGTAAGACAGTTCATATGTATCTCAGAGATCGAAGTAATGACAATGCATTCTCAAAGACTCCCATGTATAGAATTGGAGAATTAAAAGGATTTATACATGGAGATAAAATAAAAGAAATTAAAGCTACTGGCAGGTTTACCGAAATGCAGTGCATTAAAGTAAGTAATCCGGATAGTTTATACATAACGGATAATTATGTAGTTACACATAATACCACAACTGCTATGGTATTAGGTGAAGCAATTGTAAACGAGACCGAGCGCATCTTAAAAGAAGATACTAAGCTTAACCCGCAATTAGTTAGAGAATCTCTAGAAGAGGCATCTTTACAAGTAATTAAGAAACTTAAAAAGATAGCAATTAAAGTTAATAATAATAAAACTATCCAACAAGTAGCTACAATCTCTGCAAACGGAGACGAATCTATTGGAGATATTATCGCAGCAGCTTTTGCGCATGTAGGTGCCGAAGGGGTTGTAACTGTAGATGAGGGACATACTTCAAAAGTTACCTTAGATGTAGTTGACGGATATCAGTTCAATAGGGGCGCCGAGGGTCGTACCGCGTTTTTCAATAATAGAGACGCAACCCAATTTGAAGCGGAAGATGCAGCATTAATTATTTATGATGGAAAATTATATAACTATACTCAATTAATTCCAGCACTTAAGTTATTAGCGGGAGTCGGTGCGGATGAAAAAGCATCTCGAAAGATGCCGCCCACTGTAATTGTGGCAAATGAGTTCAGTCCAGAAGTACTTCAGTTCCTGTTAATTCAAAAAACAGAGATGGGGATGACCTTCTGTCCAATCACTGGACCGAATACTACCCATGTGAGATCTGGGTACTATGATGATTTAGCAGTTTACTCAGGTGGAACTAGACTTGGAAATGGAGCACGCAACCTTGAGTCTATTGAAATGGATGATATTGGCCTCGTAAAAAGAGCATTATCTGATAAATATAAAACTACATTATATGATGGGCAAGGTTCTGAAGAATCAATTCTAGAAAGAGTAGACCAATTAAAAGCTGCAAAAGCACAAGCAGAGTCCCCATATGACGCACAAATCTTAAATGATAGACTTGCATCACTAACTAATGGTATAGCTAAAATTGGAGTTGGTGGAACTACTGAAATGGAAATTAAAGAGAAGTATGACCGAATAGAGGATGCATTAAACGCAGCACGCGCGGCAATCGAGGAGGGAGTTGTACCAGGCGGTGGAACTACTTTATTAAGAATTGCGTTAGAGATGCCTGAGAAGACAGTTGGTCAAAAGATCCTAAAAGTAGCATTACAAGCTCCATTCTTTCAAATCTTAGAGAATATTGGTATTTTTAAAGAAGAAGCTCTAGAAGTGTCTAAAACTCTCGTTAAGAGTAAAAGTAAGGTTTATGATGCAAGAACTAAGCAGATCAAAAATGCGATGACTGCGGGGATTATAGACCCAGTAAAGGTGACTAGAACTGCCTTGGAGAACGCGGTATCAATAGCAACCCTATTAAGTACTTGCGGTGGAGCAATTACTTACGAAAAATAAGTAATTAAGTATCAAATCAAAACAGTTAAATACCCGAGTGTTTCAAATAGATAAGTTTGAAAATATTCGGGTATTTTTCATTTAAATTTAGGTATGATAAATTCAATTGAAAAGGAGACACCTTGAATAAATCAAATAAACTATTATCGGATCTAGTTACCTTTAAAACATATGCACATTATATAGAACATCTAAGTAGACGCGAAACTCTCAATGAGGTTATAACTAGAAATAGACAAATGCACCTAGACAAGTTTCCAAAGTTAGCAGATGACATAGTGAAAGCTTACGAGCAAGTTTATGACTTAAAAGTAATGCCTTCGATGAGGTCACTTCAGTTTGGAGGAAGTGCAATTCAAAAAAATAATACAAGACAATACAATTGTAGCTTTTTACATATGAATCGAGTTAGGGCATTTGCCGAAACTTTATATCTTCTATTATGTGGGACGGGAGTTGGATTCTCAGTACAAAAACATCATATAAATCAGTTACCAAGAATTAGACATCCTAAACGAGAAAATATACATATAATAAACGATAGCATAGAAGGTTGGGCAGACGCGTTAGATGCATTAATGACCGCATATTTTTATGGTGCAATTCGTCCAATTTTTGATTACAGTCAAATTTCAGCAAAGGGTACATTATTAGTTACTACTGGATCAAAAGCCCCAGGGCCTGAGCCACTTAAAATAATGCTTGAGACGGTAGAGGCAAAACTTAGAACCGTAATTGACCGAAAACTAACAACATTAGAGGTCCACGATTTAGAGTGTATTGCAGCAGAGTGTGTTTTATCCGGCGGAATTCGGAGGGCCGCACTTATTAGTCTTTTTGATAAAGATGACGAAGATTTACTTACTTGTAAACAAGGCGAATGGTGGGTAAAAACTCCGTATAGAGCTCGTGCAAATAATAGTGCAGTATTGCTTCGTAGTGATACAACAAAAGAAGAGTTCCGAAGAGTATACGAGGCTTGCATTAAATCAAATGCTGGCGAACCTGGATTTATATGGACTAATAATTTAGAGATGGGAAAAAATCCGTGCTGCGAAATAAGTGTGCTAGACCAAGAATTTTGTAACTTGACAACTACTAGTATTTCCTCACTTATTTCAGAAACAGATTTAATGAACAGAGTGCAAGCTTCATCATTTATTGGTACACTTCAAGCATCATATACAGACTTTCCGTACTTAGCAGAAAAGTGGAAACAGAACTCAGAAGAAGAAGCATTATTAGGTTGTTCATTTACCGGAATTGCTGAATCACATATGTTATCTGCAGAAACTTTACAAACTGCAGCAAATGTAGTTTTAGACACAAATTATAAATATGCAAAAATTTTAGGAATTAACCCAGCAGCTCGAGCAACTACAATTAAACCAGAGGGTTCCGCTAGTTGTGTGCTAGGTTCAAGTTCTGGTATTCATGCTCGCCATTCTAACTTCTATTTAAGAAGAGTACGATTTAATAAAGAAGAACCCTTAGCTAAATATTTAAAATTAGTAATTCCGGAGTTAATTGAAGATGATCTCTTTTCACAAAGAGATAGCGTAGTTACAATTCCACAAGAATCTCCCCCCAATTCGATAGTCCGAGAACAAGAGTCAGCATTACAACTACTAAATCGCGTTCTGTTTTACAATGAGAATTGGATAAAACCAGGACATCGGTCGGGTAGTGATCGACATAATGTTTCGTGCACTATAAATTATAAGAGTTCCGAAATTGAAGAGCTATTTGAACAAATGTGGGTTAATAGAAATATTTATTCGGGTATAAGTTTATTACCAATGGATGATAGTATTTATCAGCAAGCCCCGTTTGAAGCTTGTTCTAAAGAACTTTTTGAAAAATATGAAAATTTAGTAAAAGATATTGATTTAACTAAGGTTCTAGAAATAGAAGACTCTACGGATCTAACTGGGCAACTAGCTTGTTCTGGAATTTCTTGCGAAATTAAATAAAACTAAAGGACTATAACAAATGATAACAATTAAAAAGTTAAATTCATATTATAGAAGAGCCTTGACAATAGCTGAGGACTCCCATGATCCGGATACTAAAGTAGCCGCACTTTTAGTAAATTCAGAATCTGGAGCAGTAATCGCAGACGGTTATAACGGTTTTGTAAGAGGTGCGGATGACGAGAATTTACCTAAAACAAGACCTGAAAAATATCAGTATTTTCTCCATTCTGAAATCAATATGATATGTAATGCAGCAAGAAATGGAATTAATACTTCAAATTGTATTGTTTTTTGTACACTATCCCCTTGCGCGCATTGCCTACGAGTTTTATATCAAAGCGGTATAACTGAAATCTATTTTAAAGATCGGTATAGAGATTTTGATAAAGATTTAATATTAAAAGACTTAAATATAATAGTTACATCTATCGGGGAATTCAGTAAAATTGCATTAACCGCTAACAAATTGGGGAATTCATGAAAATCGAAAAAGCTAGCATTATAACAGTAGATTTAGGGAATAATATATCAAATACTTTTGTAGTCGACACTATAGAAGATACTACTCTATTAGTAAGTCACCCATTAGCTAAAGGTATTCTTATCAGAGTATCAAAAGATAAAGCTGATGGATCAATGGCTAAGATTAAAGACTCGTCAGAACGCGGAATTGACTTTGCAAATTCTAATCGTAGATACTTAGACTTTAACGCGCTATTAGATCTTGACTGTATTTGTACTAGTTTTGTATTAACGAAACGAGTTACACCTAGACAAAAGTCAATAATAGCTAGCATCTGCGGAGTAGTTGCAGAAGTTAAATTTAATGATGATCTTAAAGAAACTATGAAATTTATTACTAAAAATTCAACAATGTTAGATGAATTCAATTACTTATGGTTTACTAATTTCAGAAAGCTATTTTCTGGAGATCAACCAGTTTTTTCTAAGAAACAAAGAAGTGCAATCTTTAATATCGCTGGCTTTTTATTAGCTGAGTTAGAAAACCCAGTAGCATATTCTATTAAGTGATAAAATTATTTTTCAGGAGATAAATAACATGGCTGAAGTATTACGTTCACATATAGACTTTATAATGAAACTTAAAAAACAAGGCAAAACTTATGTACAAGTTTCACAAGCTTTTATAAAAAGATTTGGAATTCCAAAAAGTAGCAGTGCGGTTAAAGATACTTTTGATCGATTTAAATCTGAATATGATCTAACAGACCTAAAACCGGTTATAGAAGTAAAAGACGAAATAACCAGATCTAAAGTACTAACCCAGTTCCTGAAATTAGTAGAAAAGCGTAAATATGTACCAACTAAACTTGAGTTTTTGAAACATGTAGATATTTCGAAAGATACTATTGATCGTAAATTTGAATCATTTAATAAATTAGTACAAGACGCCCGAGAGTTAGACCCAAAAGTATTTGAAAATATTATAGATGAATCATCGTTCTCAGATGAAGCTTTTAGTGTACTTCGAGAACAAATAGCAGAACATCAAAGATTCGTAATTACCGCAGCAGTCACTGGATGCGAACCGCACGCAGATGCATTAAGTGCTTTAAACACTTATTGTAAAGCTAATAAAGCTATGTTATTAATCCTACCGTGTTCAGATCCAGCTCACCAAAAAGGTAAAGAAAACGATTGGGCACTAAGTCATAAACTCCCTAAAGAAAATATAGTTTTTAAAGATGTGGCAATAAATGATAATTTAGTATTATCAACTATTAAAATGAGTGCTAAACAACTTCAACCGCTAACTGGACTTAAGCGTATATCTCAAAAACGAGGATCTACAATAGTAGCATCGCCTAAGCAGTTTCTTGAGTTTTCAGCTAATTCAAACAATAACTTAGAGATTCCGAGAGCCCTAGCGTCGACTGGGGCTATTACTAAAGCTAATTATTCAACTGAGATGTACATGTCTGAACGAACTGCATATCTAGCTGAAATGGATCATACTCTAGGCGCAGTTATCGTTGAAGTAGAGAGTGACCAAATCTTCCACTTTAGACATATTCAATTTGAAAAGAAAACTGGAACTATTTACGATTTAGATAGAAAGTACTTAGCTAATGGAAAAACTGAAAAAATTAATATTAAGTTAATTCAAACAGGAGATTGGCACGTTCAGTCTACTTGTCCAATTGCTAGAAACGCAACAAAGGAAATGATTGAGTTAATGCGCCCAGAAATAGCTACATTTGAAGACTTCTTTGACGGAAATTCGATTAATCCACATGAACGTCATAATGTAGTTTCTTTATCTAAAAAATCTAAACAAGGATTACTCTCGTTAGCTACAGAACTAAAGGCATGTAGGGATGAGTTAGATGCTATATGTAAATGGCCAGTTAAAAATATAGTAATGAAATATGGTAATCATGAGGACTTTTTAAAACGATGGTTAGCAGACGGTTCATTTATTAAAGACCCAGAAAACAAAATTCTAGCTATGAAACTAACTATAGCGTTAGAAGAGCATAATGCAATGCCCTTTGAATATGCAATGCGTGAGCTACTAGGATTGGAACAACCCGAAAAAATTAAGTTTTTAGAACTAAATGATTCATTTAAAGTATCCGGAATTGAAAATGGAGCACATGGCCATATTGGAAAAAGCGGAAGACGAAACCCAGCAATGGCGGAGTTAGAAGAATGTTACGGAGCAGTTAATGCCGGACATACACATTCATCTGGTATATTTAGACAAGTATTTAGAGCTGGAACTATGACTAAGTTAAAACTATCGTATAATGACGGAGCTTCAACTTGGACTCAATCTAATGTGATACAGCATCATAATGGTACACGTCAAATCATTCATGTTATTAATGGTAACTGGCGCCTCAAAAAGTAACTACCTAAAATAGATCTTCCCTTTGAGTTAATTGTCTGATACGATAAATTAGACAGTTAACAATTAGGGAGGTTTTATGAGTTTACAAGTTGAGTATAAATTAAAATTAGGTCAAGATGAATTTACATTAAAAGCAGAAGTTCAAGATGAAGTTGAATTTTTCGAAAAAATGTCGTTTTATTCAAATTTGCCAAAATCCACACCGAACGGATCTACAGATTTAAAATTAGCATTTCGGGCGCTAAAAGATGGAAATAAATACTATTCAATAGTATGCGAAAGCGAAAAACTAGAATTTAGATTTGGATTATTAAAAGAAAAATCAGGTGGTGGACTCTTTCCTAAAGGTTGGGAACCACTCTATCAAAAAGAATCAGAAGAAGCACCCCCTAAGATTGCACAAACGGCTCCAGTAACCCCAAAACCAGTAACACCTATAGTAAATAAACCGGCAGCTTCGATGACTCCAGTAGCGATGCCAAGAGTTTCTATGCCAATAGTTACTCCAAGTATTCCGGCACCAAGTATTCCAGAAGTAACTCAAGTAACACCAAATGCACCCTTAGCTACAGTAAAAGCAGCCGCAACAAATGTATTAGCTAGATTTAATATTAATAAATAAGGAGTTTTAAATGAATGAACCAAAAGTTAGCACTAAAAGATATATCGGAAAAGTTAAGAATCAACAAACACAATTCGGGATTCTTAAAAAACTAGTAATTGATAATCCACATGCAAATAAAAAAGATGGACAACCAGATCCATATAATAAAGGCGCGTTAATCTGGATTGATCGAGAAACTGGGCATCAATATCAAGTTTTAGGACTTACATGCTCAGTCCCAAGAGATGGGTTGAATCCTAAGTTAGTAGAAGCTGGATTTGAATCTAATATAGTTCTAGATTTAGCTAGTAGCTATGAAGCAATCGCATTAGATTAGTAGTTTAATAAGTTCTGTTTAACAAATTTAATAACAAACTTAGGAGTACTCATGTATTTTTATAGATTAGTAAAAGCTGAATGGGGCAAATTAACTATAGCAAATAATAAAGCAAACCCTAAGTTTGTTCGGGAGATTGTAGGACCAGATACCTATGAAGGTACTGATTTTACTCCCGAATTTTTAACTGAAAAGAATCAAGAAGGTTATAATATATACTTCTTTCCAAATCATCCTAGTAGAGATGTGTACGCAGAAGGAACTCGAAGTTTATCAGGTAAGCATATTGATACCTTTGAGTTTATATTTATTGATATGGATCTTAAGGACGAAGTTTATAAAACAAAAGACGAGTTTCTTTCGAAACTTTCAGAATTTCCACTGAAACCAACAATGGTAGTAGACTCAGGGAACGGAATTCATGCATATTGGAAAATTTCAGATCTAAGTCGAGATCTTTATGTCATATCACAATTGGCACTAATTAATCATTTTAAAACAGATGAATCGGTATTTACAGTTTTACAACTTATGAGATGTCCCGGATTTTTAAACACTAAAAAAGAAGATACCCCAATTTTAGCTTCAGTTTTAGAAGATTATTCATCAAATTCAGAATATTTAAACTCAGAAATACCCGAAGTTATCTATGGAAACTTAAGTGAAGCACAAATTACCAGGGGCCAAAAGCACTTAGATCGCCTAGATGGAAAATTAGTAGTCGAAATCTCCGAACATGTGAATATAGATGAAATCCCAGAAAAGTTCTTCGATTTCATTAATGAACCAGCGAATAAGTTAGCCGGAGATTTATTTAGACATCCAAAAGAGACCCAAGGCGATAGATCCGCAGCGGATATGAAGCTGGCGAATATATTATTCAAGAATGGATTTAATAAGAAAGAAGCAGTAGCGATTATTTCGAATAGTGAGAAGGCATTAAGTCACCCAGACAGAAAGCATTATGCGGAACTTACAATTAGTAAAGTTTATACTGAACGCTTAAATTCAAAGTTTATGACAGTTGGTCAACGTAATAGAACTATTGATGAAACTCAAAATTTAGGAGCCTTAGTCGGATCAACTTGGTATTTTGATTCTGAGGTCTTAGGAAACCCTTGGCGCAAACGAGAAATCACTGGATTAATTGCGGGAAGCGGAGTTGGCAAGTCGAGTTGTGCACTAAAATGGGTTAAAGACGCAATAGAAAATAACCCGGAGAATGACGATATTTATGTATTTTTCTCATTAGAAATGTCAGTCGGAGAAATAGTAACTAGATGGAATAACTTAGTTGGTAAAGAATCTAAGTTAGCCGATAGACTGTATGTCATTGGAAATGAAACTGAAGCGTTTGAACCTAGAAATATTGGGCTGCAAGAGATCTTAGAAGATTGCCAAGAACTTAAGAAACTTACGGGTAAAAACTTAGGAATGATTATTATTGATCACATCGGAATAGTTTCAAAGCATATAGATACTCGAAAGAAAGTTACATTTGGTATTAACTCAGAAGTTGGGGCCGGATTTGGGGATATTAAAGTTCTTAGTTTAAATAGTTTATGTAACCAACTCAAACCGTTATGTAAAATGTTAGATACACACGTTGTAGTTCTAACTCAAACTACTAAAGCAAAGGGTATTGGGGATATGCCAATTGATAAAGATGGCGCGTACGGTATGTCTAACTACGAAAATATTGTAGACAGAATCGTAACTATTTGGCAACCCTTAAAATTAGTTCAATCACAAACAAAACATAGATTTTTAGCATGGCAATACGTAAAGATCCGCGCAAAACATAAAGATGACAAGATTCAGACTTCTGAAGCTAAGATTTTAACCTTTGAGTTAGAGACTGGTGACTTAAGAATTCCAACACAAGAAGAGTATACTGAATTTATGAGGCTCTACCCAGTTGCCCAAGAAATGAGACTGGCACAACAGAAGCAAACTGGCGGAATTGGATATTCAATCCATACCGGAGTATCTGACTTAGTTAAAGCAAAACTAGGGTTAGTAAAATAATTGTATTAAGTTGAGACGCTTAAAAATTAAAGTATACAACTAAATATAGAACCTTTATAATTAAAAACGGAGGTTCTAATGACTTGGCCGACTAAATATAATTTAATAGATTCAGAAGAACTTATATCTAAAACTGATCAATATTTAATGAACGAAGATGGAACTCCCAAATTTCCGGTAATTTCGTTGGACACTGAAACTAACGGACTAGCCTTGTATAAGACCTCAATAGTTGGTATATCCTTCTCAGTAGATCAATATCATGGATTCTATCTTCCATTATTAATATGGAAATCTGATCCAAATTCTAAAAAATTAAGAACAAAAGATGGAATTAAGCGAGAAGTTTTAACAGACGGACAACTATATTGTCCATGGACCGATACTTATTACGATGAATTTGTAAAACCACAAGATGTAAAGTACCCAGACTGGGTTCCGGCTATTATCGAACGTTGGTTTGGAAAGACTCAGTTATTTGCATGGAATGCGCCATTTGATATAAACCATATTTTTATAAACTTTGGAATAGACCTAAAAAACAATTTAGTAGTAGATGGCGGATTATTAACTCATATTCTAAATGAAAATGAATCAGTCGGATTAAAAGAGACCGCCAATAGATATGCTGCACAATTAGGATTTAATCAATATGTGCTGGCTACTGCTGAAAAAGAAGAATTAAAAGGTTCAATAATTCGTAATGGAGGAACGGGAACTCAAGTATGGCGAGCAGATATAGAACCTCAAATGCATTACGCGGCTCAGGACACTATGTTGACTCATGGGCTTATACCTTTACTATTACAAGATTTATATCAAGAACGTGGCGAGGATTATGCACAATTAGAATCTTGGATTTTCGATCAAGAAGTAATGCCCTTATGTAAAGAAGTAATAATTGATTTGAAACGAAATGGAATTTTCTTAGATGTTCCACATTTTGAAAAGTTAAGAGATCAGAATGCTAAAAAGTTAATAGAACTAGAAGATAACTTTATTTTAGCAATTACACCTTATTTAAAAGATTTCGAAAAGGGTAAATCTTTAGATGAAGCAATTTCGCACCAAAGACTAGTTAAAAAAATTATAGAGTTAGAAGGTTTAGAACTTCCACAAGTTTTAGATAAAAAGACTGGAGAGACCAAGGAAAGTTTAGCGAAGGCTGTAGTTAAGAAGACTTATGAAGAAACTCCGCATTGGATTTGGGGTTATATCTTAGGTCAAGATGAGATTAAATACTCAGAAGCAAAACTAAATAAAATTAAACAAGAACTATATGAAGAAGTTGAAGGTCGAAGGTATCGGTTTAATTTAGGATCCAGTGATCATTTAGTTTGGCTATTCTTTGATAAATTGAAGGAAAATAGACACTTATTTGAAAAAACAGCAGGATCTACCGAAGAAGAATGGAAACCATCATTAGATGCAGACCAAATCAAAACTCATTTATTACCAAAATATGCGTGGGTTAACTACCTTTTGAAGTATAAAAAGATTCTTAAGATTCAATCAACATATGTAGAACCAGCATTAGAACTACATATTGACGGATGGATGAGAGTAGATTATAAACAAAATGGAACTACCTCAGGTAGGTTTTCATGCGCTGGTGGATATAACTTACAGACACTTCCGCGGGTTGAGGATGAACAAGAAGCATTAGAACAATGTAGTAAATGTAATTCTAAGAATATTGAATTAGATGAGTATATTGAATGTGCCGCAAATGTTATATGTGGAGATTGTGGACATATCGAGCATGATATTACTAGACCTTCAGCAATTAAAAAGGGGTTCATAGCACCCCCGGGATATAAGATAGTAAATGCAGATTATGCAAGTCTTGAACCGCGGATTTTCGCTTATATTAGTGAGGAACCAGATATTAAGAAAGTTTATAGTGACGGACTCGATCTATACTCAAAAGTGTATTGTGATATGTTTGATAAAGCGGGTCAATATTCAGCAGATCCTAACGCAAAAAACTTCCTTAAAAAGGTTTACCCAAAGGGAAGAAAGCTAATAAAAGCAACAGTTTTGGGAATTCCGTATGGCGCAGGTAACGCCCAGGTCGCAACTATGACTGGACATACAATAAAGTCTACAAAACCAAATAAACATGGCATTTATGAAGAACGTCCAGATGTTGCAAAAGGAAAAGAACTTAGAGATTTATATCTAGCAACTTATCCTAGACTTTCTTATTATATGGAACGAATGGAGCGGCAAGCGGTAGAACTTGGATATGTACAATGTAAGTATGGAAGACGCCGGCATTTTGAATGGGCTAAACTAATTGGTGACTTTTTAGAGCAACTTCCTACTAAGAATGATTTTCATTATGATCAAATGTCTAAAGTAAATTCATTGGTTCAAGTAAGTAGTACTAAGTTACAAGGAACTAGCGTTGATATTAAAGATATAAATTCAGGAAATATTATATGGTTGTTAACTGAAAAGAATCTGGAAGAGCTATGTAAAGTTTTAAATATTAATTTTTCAGTCGATAAATTCGGAAAAGATGGATGCAAGCAAAAAGGGGGTTGGTCATACATTAAGTCACTTTTAAAAGGTGATCTTAACAATGCTAAAAACTTCCCAATTCAAGGGTTAGCAGGATCTGTAACTAACATGGGTATGCTCGTAACTGCTAGGCTTTTTAAAGAACATAATATTGACGGTTGGATTTTTACCACAGTTCATGATGAGATTGGCTGTTATGTTCGAGAAGATCAGGCAGAATTGGGGCGAGAGTTGCTTCAAAATGGTATGGAAAATAATATTTTTACACTTCCACTAGCAAACGATGTTAAAATGATAGCAGAACCTATAATATGTGACAATCTCAGAGACTCTAAATAAAAGGAATCAAATGACTAAACCTAAAATCATAGCATTTTGCGGAGCTAAAGGTTCTGGCAAATCAACCTCAGCAGAACTTTTAAAAGAAGTTTCAAACTTAGAAATTAAAGAAGTTGCATTTGCAGATCATTTAAAATTAACATGTTCTAAAGTATTTAATTTAAATATGGATAATTTTATAAATCCTAATTTAAAAGAGCGAGAATTAGATAGTTATATTAATTTAAATAGTGTTAATATTATTGAAGTTTTAACTGAATTTAAAATACTTGATATAGATTACGATCGAATGGTTAGACCGCATATGGGTCAAGTTTTTGATACTCCAAGAAAGTTACTTCAATATATTGGAACTAATCTATTACACCTTATTGATCCGCTAATTCATGTAAAATCCGCATTTGATAGTATAGACTCCACTAAATTAAATTTAATTACAGATCTTAGATTTCCACAAGAATTTGAAGCACTTAAAGATACTGCATTATTAGTATACGTATCAAATGACCGAGCTGAGTTACTTTCATCATATGATACACATGCTTCTGAAAAAGGCTTTTTAAAGTTTAGAGATAATTGTATAAAACTTGATAATAACCAAGATGTTCACGCACTTAGAGAAAAGATTCAACAGTTAGTTAAGGAGTACTTATGAATAAATATGGAATAGTCGGAATTTTAGTTTTAGTCGTTGCAATAATAAGCGCCGGAGTTACTAGATACTACTTCCCAAAAATTGAAGTTAAAAATGTAGAAGTTACTAAAGAAGTAGTGCGTAATGATATTAAGACTGTAACTAGAATCGTGGAGCGACCAGACGGCACTAAGGAGTCAGTTATAGAAGTAGTAGATAAATCTATTAAGAAGGAAACAATCGCTAAGGAGACGACAATAGCGGCAAAGTCTAAATGGTTAGTTGGCGGAGGTATAGCGTATAGTATTCCCAATAATAAACCTGAATATGAATTAAGTCTTCAAAAGCGAGTTATAGGACCTTTATTTCTAGGGGGCAAAGTTACTACTGCAAAGACTATAGGGTTAACTATTGGAATGGAATTTTGAGACTCACAATCGGGAATAAACTAGATAAAGTTAGATTTGGAGATAACCAATGTATCATTTTAATGATCTACAAAATTTAGTTCAAGAAAATTTAGACTTAATAGAGATTACTAAAAACTCATTTTCAGAGGCCAGAGAACGTGCCGCAAAGTTCTTAGTAGTTCAAGCAATCTTATCAAATCATTTAAAAGATTTAGAAGATATTAAAGTAAAAGCTTCAACAATAGAAAAAGCTCAGTTCGCACAATCAGTATTATGTGCAAGTGGTAAAAACATTACTGAAAATAAAATGCAGGCCGAAGCAGATCCAGTTTACGCTGCAACTAGGGAGTCTTTAGAATTAGTAGATAGTGAATTAAACTGGACAAAGCGTCATTATGAAATATTCGCGCAAGGCCATGTCTTATTTAGGCAGATAGCAAGCGATCAAAAGTAAGGATTAAAATGAGCAAATTTGATTTTTCAAAAACAATAAAACGGGTACAAGATTCCTATAAAAAAGATCCAAGAATGTCCAACCAAATTGGAGATGGACTAACTTTAGAAGAAATTTCTCATAATCCAGAAGATTATGTTGTAATGGCGCCTTGGTGGGAAGAGAAATTTGGGGTAATGGGGTTAAAAACTGGGCATATGGTGCAAGTTGCGGGAAAGTCAGATTCTGGCAAAACATCTATTGCATTAGACGCAATGAAGCGAGCTCAAACACAAGGATACGGAATAATTTACGTTGAAACTGAGAGTAAGACTGGCCCAGAAGATTTAATAGCAGGCGGAATAGATCCCGCAGGTGTGATTTGTATAAATTCCTCGATAACTGAGGAAGCGTTTGAACTAGGTTTAAAAGCTTGGGATTCTTTTTTTACTGATTTTCCAGATGAAAAATTATTATTTGTATATGACTCATTTGGAAATACTACGTCTATTAGAGATAGCGGGTTATCGATGACTGAAAAAGGAGCGATGGTTGGTGGCGCCGCTAAAACAAATAGAACCGGGCTTTCAATAATGCGCGCCAAAATGATAAAAGACAAGGTGGCCGTTCTTTTAATAAATCGAACATACGACAATATTGGTGGAGTTGGTCGGACAAACGCAGGTGGCGGCTCTATTGACTTTTTTTCAATGTTAACTGTACAAACATCCAGAAAGGGCTGGTATGAAAAAACAGTTAAAGGCGAGAAGATGAGAGCAGGTTGTACGGTAGTGTGGTCCGTGTTCAAAAACCATTACAGTAAACATATCAAGGGCTTAGACGGAAAACCAAGAATGTTTCCGAAATCTATAGAACTAAAAATTACAGGAGAGGGAATTTCTCCGGTAGATTTAAAAGAAGAAGACGATTCCGAAGATTAAACCTTACAATATAGCCTAGGTTAACTATAATAGTAGTAACCTAGGAGTATCTAAATGTCTATAAAGTATACTATTATCGGCGACCCACATTGTACACCTAAAAATTTAGACAAAATTGCACAGTTATTAGACCAAGCAGAAGACCTCGGTAATACCGTTATTATTCTAGGCGATCTACTAGACACAAAGTCTGTAGTTAGATCTGAATGTCTTAATTTATATTTTGAAAAACTTAGTAAGTCTAAACTCTCGTTTTACATACTAGTGGGAAACCATGATTATCATAATTTACAATGTGAAGATCATTCACTTAAAACTTTAAAAGCACTCTCAAATGTAATCATTATTGATCAAGTTTTTCAAACAGAATGGGCTACGTTTTTACCGTTTATACAAGATAAATCAAAACTTAAAGAAATATTAGAAAGTACTCCCGAAGATCACGTAGTTTTTGGACATTTTGAGGTAACTCAATTTGACTTCGGAAATGGTCACATATGTGAAGACGGACTAACTTTAGAAGATTTTAGTAGATTCAAACGAGTCATTTCAGGGCATTTCCATAAACATCAAGTTACTGATAATTTCACTTATTTAGGCACACCTTTTAGTCATTCCTTTGGAGAAGCTAATCAAGTTAAGTATATAGCAGAATATGAAATAATTCAAGATACTTTAAATTTAATCCAAACTACCTTTCCACAACATGTTAGTTTAAAGTTAGATATATCTACGAAAACTGCAGATACTAAACTTAAAAAGTTCCTTAAAGATAATGTTAATAATATAGTACGCGTTCAATTAGCTGGAACTTCTGAGCAAATCTCCCAGTTTAAAAAACCAGAAGGTCTTATTAAATGGGAAGAAAAACCAATAAGTACTTTTGATAATTCTATAAGTTTAGATGAAACTTTAGATAATAAAAGTCAATTTGCAACTTGGGCTACTCAAATTAAAAAGTTAGATCTGGAAACTATAAAACTTGGACTCTCAATTTTAGAGAATTTGAAAGGTGGAATCTAATGTTAGAAAAAATCATAGCTTCAAATTTCTTATCTTGGTCACAATTAGAGTTTACAGTTACTACTGGTGTTTGTTTAATTGATGGTCAAAACCTTGATGATGGTCGTTCTGAAGGTTCTGGAAAGTCGAGTATATTAAATGCTATTTGCTGGGGAAGTTACGGAAGAGTCCCAAAAGAACTCAATGTGGATGAAGTGATAAAAGACGGAGAAGAGTCTTGTTTTGTTATTCTTTTATTTAAAAACGGTGATAAATTACGAAGATCCAGAAAACCTAATGATTTGTTTCTACAATTAGCTAGTGGCAAAATCGTTAAAGGAAAAGATGCAAAAGAGACACAAGTTTTAGTAGAAGAGTACCTCGGATGTAATTTTGAAACCTTTTGTCAATCTGTATATTTTGCCCAAGATTTTAATAAGAAGTTCCTAGGGTCGAATCAAGAAGATAAAGCTAAAATACTAGCTAATATTCAAAATTTACAGATATTTGATAAAGCTCGAAAAGAAGTAATGGACCTATTAAAAGTAGAAGAATCTAAAGTCAAAACTACGGAAAGTCAGTTACAAGTTAATAGATCAAAACAAGACGGAATAACTAGTCAAATTAAACTAATAGAGAACTTTATTGAGGAAAAAGTACAAAGACATAATCAACAAGTTGAACAATTACAATTACAATATGCGGGTATTCAAGATCATATAGAACAAGCTGAGTATACAAAAAATCAATATCAAGAACAAATAACTAATAAAATTAATGAATCTTCAGATATTTCTGAGCAAGAACTTCTAGAATTAAAAGATACAAAACAAACTGAATTAAATGTATTATTAGTTAATTATGGACAAATAAAAGTTATAAAAGATAACTTAGCACAAAAAGAATATGAAGGACAAGCTTTAGCTCGTAAATATCAACAGTTACTGGATAAACAAAATATTTACACAAATCAAAAAGTTAATAGCACTATTACTAGATTGTATGCCGCAAAGACTAGCGCGGAAGGTTATCAGCAAACTACACAATACTCAAGACTTATAACTAAACAATTAAATATTCAAAAACTGATAGATACACCACCCAAACAGTGTCCAACTTGCGGATCTAGTGCTAAGTATGTTCCAGATACTGCTCAGTTTAATATAGAACTTCAACAAATAAATGAGGAACTAACTGAGTTAGCTGAGCAAAGCGCTAGACAAGTTATTCAAATTGAAAAAGAGATACAACTTGCAGATGCCCAATTTCAGGCAGATAGAGAACAAATTAGTGTCGAACTTGTTGAGATTTTAGAACAATTACAAGTTATTTCGGACTTTTTAGATCAAAACCCGTTGCCTGATTCGGAGCAGTTCGCTAAAACTGAGAATATACTTAGAATACAACTTAAACAAATAGATCAAAGTATCTCAAAAATTAAACAAGGTAACTTTGAGTTGGATCAATTACATCAGCAGATGACTAGACTAAACATACAAGTTGATGGATTAGTATCGCAACAACAAAGAGTACAAGAGCAATTAGCACAACTTGGAGAACCCGATACGGCAGTAGATTTCGCAAAAATCGGAGTATTGCACAGTCAATTAGGTCAATTTTTAGATCAAGAAGTATTATTAAATAGTTTAGTTAGTAAGTCTAGAATTTATATCGATCAATTGGAAGCTCTTAAAGATGGATTTAAAGAGATCAAATCATATGTATTTTCGCAAGCTTTAAATGAACTAAACTTTAAAACTAATGAGTATTTAGCACAATTATTTGAAGTAGATGCTAAAATTAACTTTATAAGTGAAGACCAAAAAATTCAATCAAATATTACATTAAACGGAGTACCTAGAGCTCTCGGGGCACTTTCCGGAGGTCAAAATCAAAGGTTTAACTTAGCAGTTGATTTAGCGTTATCTGATATTGTTAACTCAAGAGGATCATCTAAATTAGGTATCATCATTTTTGACGAGTACTTTAAGAATCTCTCAGAAACTTCTATGGAAAAATGTCTAGAGATACTAAAAGAGAGAAAAACCCCAGTCATTGTGATAGAGCACAACAGTCTAATTAAAAATATTGTAGATAATGTATTTTTCGTAACATTGCAAAATGGCACAAGCTTTGTAGCTTAGAAGGTTTATAATGGCGTTAAGAGTATATAGAAATAAAGAAACCGGCGAAGAAATTAGGTCCTTAAAACAATTAGATCCTGCTAAATTTGAAGAACTAATAATAGCACCCAATCAAAAGTTTATGATTGCTGCAAATGCCGAAAAGGGTACATCTAAAATTAAAGATAGTGATAAGATGCTAAAAGCTAGGGCGAGGAATCATTCTAGAGATGTACTTGGAGATGACACTATCCAGATTAATCTAGCAGCAGGAAGTAAAGAGTCCGTATCGAGAAACTTATTAAATGAATCTAGAACCCGCAGAAGAAAGATTGATGATATCTAGTTTAAGTTATAATTAGAGAATGAAAACTTTCTTAGCAATAGATCTTAGCACTACCTGTACAGGCTGGGCAGTATTTAATTTAGAAACTCATGAGTTAATCACTTATGGGTTTATAAAAGGTAAAACAGTCAAAGATAACTCTAAATGGAGAGCCACATTACTTAGATTAACAGCAATGGCTGAAACTATTAAGAAAGTAATTGAAGAACATAAGCCAACAAAAATTTGCATAGAGGAAATCGCGGGAAGTAAGAATCGAATAGGTCAAAAAACCCTGGATATGCAACACGGGATTTTATGGCACCATATTTCAGAATATTTAGATATTGTAGATTATTATGATGTATCGGGAGCAGCTGGTTGGCGCACGCATTTAAAGCTTAAGTTATCAGATGCAGACAAATTAGCAAATAAAGAAGCCAAGAAATTAAATCCTAAACTTGGAAAAGGTATTCCAAAGTTGCCCATATATGATGCAAAAGACCTCGCGGCTCGATATGTTAACAGTACTTATAAGTTACAGTTAGACCCACAAATGATTCAATCTGATGCAGATGTAGCCGATTCTATAGCCATCGGGAGTGCTTACCTAAAATTTAAGTTTCCAAAGTCTTAGTTCTATGCTAAGATTTAGATATGGAAACAAATAATACTGATTCTAAATACCAATTAAACGCAATGAAATGGCTCTTCGAGTTAGAGGTTTTAAATAATCCGCAAGTAATCAATACTATAAAATTTAATATTTTAGCAGTATCCAACTCCATAAAAGAGACAGAACTTCTAATCTTTCGGGAAAATAAGGCAATTTTAGTTTTAATTAAATTAAACTGGTTTGGAAGGACCTTTCACAAAAATCAAATTATCTCAGATATTCACGAACAATTACGTCTATTATTACCATCATTTAACTTTAGAGTAACTGAAGACCCTAAGATAATGGAGTTAGCAGTAGCTCAAGTTAAACACGCCGTTTCGGGAGGTGCTAATGCTTAAGACACTTATTTTGTCAATATTGATACTTTTTTCATTAAAAACTAAAGATCTAAAACTAACTCAAGTAACTCAAGTTACGTCCAAAGTTACTAAAATTTATGCTCAGATCACCAAAAATCATCCTAAATTAGACAAAAATTATGCGACCCGATTAGCTATTGCAATCGAGTCAAAAACGACTAAATATAAGTTGTCACCTACTGTTTTTACAGCAATGTTAATGCAAGAGTCCGGATATCGAATAGATGCTAAGAATATAGTTTGTGGTAGATCAGTAAGCACTGGCAAATCTGATTGTGTGGTTCAAGATTGGGGAGTTGGTCAAATTAACCGCAAAACAGTAAAAGCTTTTAAGTTTGATCAAAAGCGATTAATTACAGATTTAGAGTATTCTATAGAAGCTGCAGCCTTAGTTTTAGCTAATTTCAAGAAAGCTTATGGAACTAGCGATAAGGAGTACTGGACTCGGTATAACTCCGGAGTTTCTAGCAAACGGCACTTTTACAAAAGACTAGTTACGCGATACTTCTAACTTATTGAATATAGTCTGTTATAATTAACTTCATGGATGATAAAACTAAAGATTCACAAGTAAACTTAGACCCGAATGCATCAAATAGTATGCCAGGCGGGTCCATATTAGCCAAAAATGAAAAAGGTGATCTAGTATTAGTCGGAGTCGAGCAGATCCGTAATGACTATATTTGCGAAGGTGCCGCAGTTAAGGACTTAGCTACTAAATATGGAATATCTAGCGTTGCTATTGAACTTTATATTAAAAAAGAAAAATTAGACGAATTACGAAAAATTCATATAAAACATGGGTTATCTAAACTTCAAAATATTCAAATTTCAAATGCTGAACGGTTAATGCACTTAGAAAATGACTTTAAAAAATTAAGAATCACACAATTAATTGAAAGTTTAAAAGATTATGAAGAGTATTTTATAAGACACGGGCATTTAAATAAAGTACACCCAATAACTGGGGAAATCTTACGAGATACTAGTGGCCTCCCTTTACAACTCAAATTGCCCAATGTGGCTAAAGAATTAGCAGATCTTAAAGATTCAGTATCAATTTCAGAAGGTCTAAAGCAGATGCTAATGCAAATAGATACTATGATAAATAAACCTAAAGAAATAGCTCCACCAAAACAATCTAAACCCGAACCAATTATTACTAGAAATGTAGAAGTAATTGATATGGATAAATTCGACAATCTCTTTAAGAAAAAGAGCGAATTAACAGAGGATTAAGATGGAAATTGGGCAACTTACCGATATTCAGTTTGCAGCAGTCTATGACAAACTGATTACCAAAATCAAATTAGATCCAATTGCTAATTTTATTAGTGCCTCTGGATTTATGGATCTAGAGTTATTTCCTGCACAAGAAGTAATTTTAAAAGTTATTTTTGGTAAAACTTTAGATTATCATAAGAAAAAATCTATAAATATGGAAGGTCGAACTACTACCGGCGGATTTAGACTTAGTTCTAAGCAAATGACAGAAGTTCAAATTTATGAGTTCATGACTGAATCAGAATACGATCCAAAAAGTCTAAGAATGTTGAAGATTAATAAGGTTAATCTTATTTGTGGACGACGTTCGGGTAAGACATTATTAGCAGCAGTAATCGCAATTTATTGTGCAATTTCAACTAATTGGCAACCTTTTCTACGTAAAACTCCGTTTGCAACCGTATTGATTATGTCACATTCTAGAGAGTTCTCCGATGAAGTTTTAGAGGTCTTACGATCACTAATTGAAACATCCGAAATATTAAGACGGCTTATAAATAATGAAAAAAAGAATACATCCGCAACTATGAATCTTAAGATTCCTTGGTCCTCTAACGATAAAGTTCAATATTCAAGGGTACAGATTAAGGTTGCCGCAGCATCTAGTAAAACAACTCGAGGAGTTGCCGCATGTGCAGTACTTTGCGATGAAATCAGTTACTGGAATAACGCAGAAACTATGACTGAAACAGATGAAAAGATTATGCGAGCAGTCCGTCCCGCGATGAAGCAGTTTGGGGACCATGCAATGCTTATTAAGTTAAGTTCTCCAAGTTTAAAACAAGGTGTTCTTTACAGTGAGTACAAAGCACATAAAGATGGAACTTTACCAAAAAGTTACGCGGTGTTTAAAGCGCCGACTTGGGTTATGAACTCAATACTCCCAAGTAAAGAACTTGCAGAAGAATTTGAGTTAAATCCAGAAGCTTTTGATGTAGAGTATAGAGCTAATTTTACAGATTCATTAAGTTCATTTATAGTACCTGAATATATAGAAATGGGAGTCCTTAAACGAGTTCACATGCAACCCCCGGAAGCAGAGCTAGTGAGATACACTGCCGCAATTGATGCAGCCTATAAAGGAGATGCATTTACCTTTACCGTCTGTGGATATTCAAATGGAAGACTACGACAATATCTTATAAAAGGATGGCAAGGTACAAAGTTAAAACCCGTATCATCTTATGAAGTGGCTGAGTTTATTAGGAATATATGTAAAGTCTATAATATTGATGAAGTTGCTGCAGATCAGTATTCATTTCAGCCACTTAGGGAGATTTTTGGAACTTACGGAGTATCCTTAAAAGAATACGTTTTTACCCCGGCATTTAAAAAGAAAATCTATTTTAACTTAAAAAAACTAGTACATTCTCAACAAATAGACCTACTAGATCATGAAACTCAAACTAGAGAACTTAAAGAACTAGTAGTTGAACAAGGACAATCTGGGTTAATCAAGATAAGCCATCCAGTTGGTGGAACTGATGATTATGCAGATTCTTTAGCAGTTTCCGCATTTCTAGCTACTCAAGAACTCGGACAAGGAACTTTTGAGGTAGTAGATGGGGCAGCTGGGCAAACTTATGGGATATCTACCGATAACTCCGGTAGAGCATTTAGAGCTCCAAGTACAGATCAACTAGTTAATTCTGGACATCTATCGGGGAATATTAATGATAATTCGGCTATGTTTATTAGACATCCTAAAACTGGTAAGGTAATGTTAAAAGTAGACTATGAAGAAGAGGGCGACGAAACTGACGAAAATAGTCAGTTTCTATTCTAAAGTTTCCCAGATATAATTGAATTTGACTATAATACACTATTTAGCAAGATCCGGAGAATACCTAAATGTCTAATGAAATCAATAATAAGTCGCTTTTTCATAAGATAGTTGAAGCTGGAAACTCGTACCTAGACGCCCAAATTTTTAAATCGAAAAGCACAATTCTCAATTCCAATGTTGAAGATGACTTCTTTTTCGGTAAAGCAGTTGTAGAAGATCCTAGTTACTCACTCCATTCTCAAGGGTTTCTAGATAAACCATATAGAATTCAAGCCGCACATTTAAAGCAAATGTCCTACCAAGATACAGTAGTAGCCGGAGTTATCCAAACAAGACAAAATCAAATAGCAAATCATGCTATGCTGGTTAAATCTACGTATCAAAAAGGTTTTCAAATTAATCTTAGAGATGAAGACGCACTTCTAGAAAAAATAAAAGAAGAACTTAGAGCAGAATTAGAAGTAAAGAAATTAATGACTCAACCCGGAAATACTGAGCAAGGATCCCCAGAAGATAAAGCTGCAGCAGTACATAAGTCTTCTGAGTTTTCACAAAATGAAGATATATCTACAGACGGAACTCAGCAAACCAACCCGGAAGATTCTGGTAAATCTGATGATGAAATTGAAGCATTTGATTTTGAGTTAGAACGAAAAGCTAAAGCCAAACTTGTTAAGCAATTCGCAGATGCACAAAAAGACGTAGAGCAATACATTCTAAATTGTGGTAAATCTGATAATAGACCTTTTGAAACAAAAAAATGGAACTTTGGATCTGCGTTAAGAGCTTGGACCCGAGACACTTTGACTTATGATTTATATGCTACGGAAACAGTACCGGATCGAGCAGGACGTCCGCATCATTGGTTCCCGATTGATAGTGGAACAGTTAAACGGGCTTCAAAAGATCTTAGAAAATTCAAAGATGTAGCTGAAAATTTTTATAATCTTGACATCTTATACCCCGAGAAAACTAAAGAAGCTAGTGAACGACAAAAAGCAATTGATTTAGATGATACGCTATTAGAGCAGGATGCTTATAAATGGGTTCAAGTTATTAGAGGTAAAGTAGAGCGAGCATACACAGCAGATGAATTAGCAGTAGGTATTAGAAACGTAAATACTGACATTTTTAATAACGGATATGGTATTTCTGAATTAGAATTACTATTATCGATGGTTACCGGGCATTTAAATGCAGAGTATTACAATCAGGCGTATTTTACTCAAGGATTCTCAGCTAAAGGTATTTTACACATCAAATCTGCGTTAAATAGACGTAAAGTTGAAAGTGTTAGAACTGAATGGCACCATATGTTAAAAGGGTCTAAAAACTCGTTTCAGACTCCGATATTTGCAGGGGTTGAAGATGTTCAATGGATACCACTGACTCAAAATCATAATGATATAGGTTTTGAAGGTTGGATGCGGTATTTAATAACTATGATAGGGTGTATCTTCCAAATAGACCCAGCTGAAATGGGAATTCATCTTAAAGCAGAAGGTTCGGGTGGTGGACTTGGAAGTAAGGATAATACTCAAGAAAAAATAGACAACTCTAAAGACCGAGGGTTATTTCCATTATTAAATCACATTGAAACTTATATAAATGATCAGATTATAAAACCATTTGATTCTAGATTTATTCTTAAATTCACAGGAGTAAATGGCGAAAATCCAGTTCAAACACTAGCTCGACAAGAACGTGAAGTTAAATTCAAAAAGACAGTTAACGAAATTAGAGCAGAAGACGGACTTCCAAGTTTACCTGGAATGGATGACATTATATTAGATCCGCAATATATGGCTTGGTATAACCAGTATTCAACTAAAGCTTTAGAAAAACAGCAACAAGCTACTGATTCTGCGATGCAATTGCAAGTTCAAGCACAAGATAGTGCACAACAACAAAATGCAGATCAAGGTCCGCAAATGACCCCAGAAGCTCAGCAAACTGATAATAATATTTATGGAGATGGAGCTTTTACGCAAGAACCACCCATTAAAAAGAGCATGAAACCTCTAAAGATTGAAATCTATAAGATGGAGTCGTAAGTGGGAAAGATAAAAATCTTCGTAGAAGATAACGAATCCCAATTAGAAGTAGAAGAATCTTTACATAAAGCTCTAGAATTTCATAGTTCTGGAGATGTGCATGAAACTGAATTATTTGAAGATGCGGGAGCTCAAGATTTATTAAATAAACTTGAACTTTTGCATAAAAACTTATATATTCAAATACTTAATGAAATTTATGAAGCTTTAGACGAGGACTATACAAATGGTAACATCTAAAACAACTCTTGAAAAAATTAGAGAAATCATAAGCAAGAATTACGCTAAATTAGCAATTTCAGTATTAGGCAAATCTGTGTTAACGGATAAAGAACTTAAAGAGTTAAAAGCACAAGGTATTGATATCTCAAATACAGAATCTCTATTTGCATTATTATATAATCATGCATTTATCAATCCACCAGAAGATACTCTAGGACCTAAATCTGTAGAAGATATGGAAAGTCAACAATCGGTAAGAGGGCTCCTCCCAGAAGGTTCTGCACACGATTATGTTATAGAAAATCTAAATGATAAAACTAAACAACTTATAGACAAGCTTAAAGTAGATGTAATCTCTAGGGTTGAGGGATTAATACGAGAAAATAATGATGTGTATCGAGTTGATGCGCTACAAAATTTAGATAGAACAGATTTGTTGGACGAATTGACTAAGGAGTCTAGCCTAGGAAAACTTAAGCAAAAATTAAGAGACACATCTAAAGAAGCAAACCGAGACTGGCTAAGAGTAGCAGTTACCGAAATGTCTAATGCTATCGGAATAGCGACCACAGATCGAATTGTGGTAGATAATAGATCTAAAAATTTAGAAGAGGTCTATGTATATAGAATTGCTCATAAAGATGGAAAAACATGTTTTACTGAGGCCGAAGAAGTATGTATGGCTACTGGAGAATTGTGTCAGTTAAAGGATATTAAAGTCGGGGATTTATTACAGTCTGGGACTAGGAAAAAAGACAGAAATATAGGGTCGAAATCTAAAGTAGTTAGAATAGAGACAAAATTAGCAGAAGTGCTAGAATATCAATTTAGTGATGGAACGGTTATAAAGTGTACGTCTGATCATCCTATTTTAGTAAAATATAAAAAATTCTTAGGATTTATTCCGGTTTATATGTTAGAAACTACTAAGGTTAAATTTACAGTACCAAAGTACCAAGAGTTAACCACTGGAGAACGTGCAAGTATAGGACGTATGCCAAGTTGGGCACTACAAATGGCCCCGAACTATACTGATTTCTTTTACTTTTGGCAAGACTATGGTCCTGAATTACTAGCAGATATTAGAAAAAGTAACTCATTTAAAGATTTACAAGAAAAATGGCAATTCCCGAAAATTGGTAATTGCCGAAATCTAGGCACGTTAGCCGCACTTTGCGGAGAGTCTTTTTCTAAATATACTAAAATTTCAAGTGCTAATAATAATTATAATGTAGAGTATCTAGAGCACCTTGCCACTAAATGTTTAGCCAAACTAGATTTAAGCGCGGAGGACCTAACTCGAGATCTAGGGTTGCACGGCTATAAATTTGTTATTAAAAAGTATAATATCAGTTTTCATATTCTAAAATTTTGGGTTATTCAAAATTTAGGAAGTGCTTTTGATAAGAAGATTAGAAAATTAGGAAAAATTAGAGCACAACGAGCCGGTCAAACTAGTATTGCAAATACTCCCGGACTTCGCGAAAAACTAAATAATGAGGCCAGGACTAGACTAATAAGAAATTGTAAATCTACATCAAAACCTCAACGCGTGTTGTTTAATACTTTAAAATTAACATATCCAGCTATACAGTTAGAGGTCCCGATATTAGAAGCTTTTCGAGCAGATATTTTATTGAATAATATAATTATAGAATTTGATGGAAGTGGGCACTGGCTATTTGGAAAAGGTAGTAAAGCGCGAGATGAAGCTAGGGATAGACTTTGTACCCGGTATGGGTATTCTGTAATTAGAATTAAATCCCCAAAAGATAAGCAACCACCAATTGAGAGTTTAACTAAGATACTAGAAATAATCAAACCTGGAGAATATAAGGAGATACACTGTGATAGTTTCTAAGAAATCATTAGGAGTACAGAATATCGTAGAGTTAGAACTAGATCAAAATTCTAGCAAAACTTATATAAATAAAGACGGAATTATCTCGCACAATTGCAGATGGTGTTCCGAATTTTATGTTGATAACGATGGAAGTCCTAAGCTTTATAAGTTAACTTCATTATTAGATAACGGGTCTAACTACGGTAAAAAACGAGATACTTGGCAAGCCGTTATTGGTGCCACCCATCCGAATGAGCGATGTTCTGGTATTTTAGAATTAAAACCCGGGTTTATGCTTAAGTCTGATGGGACCAGTACATATATCGGAATGGCTAAATGGCCTGGATATATTTTGAATAAAGTTCAAAAATAGTATACAAAATCAAAAGCAATAGATACTATTCGAAAGAGGTATCTATATGCAATCTATCGATTCTCAAATTAAGACGCTTTTACTTAAAAAGAAGAAAATTGATTACATCAATTACTTGTTGGATCTCATTAAAAATGATACTAAATGTATTGATTTTACTGAAGTTAAACAAGAAGTTATGTCTCAAATTGAACCATTTTTCGCCGAAGTTATTGCTTCAATTGAAACAGGTACGGATATTGCTAAATCAGTTTCAAATAGTTTTTCAAATAAAGAGGTCGAAGTACTACAAAATTTAGTACAAAGAACTTTAGCTAAACAATCAAATCCAGCACCGCAAACTGAAACTACTCAAAAACCAATACAACCAACTAGAAATTTACCGGAGTTATCTCAAGCAGATAAGCTTAGTTTTGCGCTAGCTAATAGACACTTTGCAAATAAACGAGTACAAATTATAAATGATCAAAACGTACAAATTAATGGTGTATGCGTTGGATTAGATGCTCCGAATGTATTAGTTCGTACAGATTCTGGACCGACTATTCAAGTTCCATTAGAAAAAATAGTTATTTCGTAAGGAGGATTTATGATTAAAGAGAAACTAGAATTTTTCGATACAGTATTTAATACGGCTCTGTCCGAAATCTCAGATGAGATTAGAACTAGTATATCAAATGATAGGCTTGAAGAACAAGGATATACAAAACAACAAGCTATAAATATTAAAAATAACATGGATGGTAAAAAGATAGGTGAAATATTCTCTGCAAATAATACACTATATTGTAAAACTCCGTATCAAACAGTAGTATCCGCGCAAATTTATATGTACACTATACAACAGTCTTTAATTACTTGCGGGACTCATATCAATACGCTAGAGCAAGAACTTGCTAACTATAAAAAGTATACTTTTTATAGTTTAATAAAATTAATATTTAAAAAACTTATAAATAAAGGATAAACAATGGGAAAGAAAAAAACTCAAGAACATATGCAACAATCAATGGGTACTTTAGTTTCTAAAGCGGCGCTTGCACAATTAGCTCCGGAAATTAATGAAATAGTACTTGCCAAAGTTCGAGAACTTGGCGGACTTTTAGCCCAAGAGCAATTATCAACTCTTCAAGATTTATTTGTAAGACTTGTAGTATTAGAGTCTTTAGCAGTTGAAAAGTTTGGAATTACTCCAGATGAATTATCAGATAGAGTTGCCCAACTTCAAGATGAATCTGAAGGTTTTAAAACTTCACAAGAACCAGCAAAAGCTGGGGATACTATTCGTTTAGAGATTAAAACTAAAACTAAAGATCAAGCAGAATTTCAAGGAAAATCAAGACTTAAAGTTACAAATTTAGGTAGCGGTAACTCACTTGGAGTTTTAGAAAAAGATATCATCGGAATGATTACCGCTGAAACAAAGCTTATTGAATTTGGCGAAGATAACCAAATGATTGCAGAAGTATCAATAAATAAGATTTCTAGTAAATAGGATTTATATGAAAATATCATTACGTGGTAATAGGGTTGGAATAGAAAAATTAAAGAAGGTAAATAAGAATCAAAATACCGGATTCTTATTTGTGCCAGAAGCAGAAGAATATCAAGGATTAGTACGATTTGTTGGAGAAACAGCAGCCAAAGATCTACAAGTTGGACAAAAGGTATATTTTAGTACTAATTTCCAACAAGTTAAAATGGTCGGAATGGATATTTGCATTTTAGAGGATTCCCAAGTTTTTGCGATAGCAACTGAAGAATAATAGAGGTCTTTGTGTCACGTAAATTTAATAAAGAAGATATTGAACGATTTCATGATTACGGGATCTATATACCAAATAGAGTAATTTATATGGGATCTGAATCTTATGATTTAGACTCAAATGAATCGGGCACTAATGGGTTAATGGCAGAACGTATCTTAAAGAACTTAACGATGTTAGATACACTCTCCCAAGAGCCGATCACAATTATATTAAATAATATAGGTGGAGATTTTTACCATGGATTAGCTATTTTTGATGCAATCCAGACTTGTAAATCGCCAGTAACTATAAAGGTTTTTGGACATGCTATGTCTATGGGCTCAGTAATATTGCAAGCAGCAGATAGAAGAGTTATGGCAGCAAATGCTAAGCAAATGATACATTATGGTACTTGCGGAATGAACTCGCACGCTAAGACATTTCAAAAGTGGGCCAAAGAATATGAACGACTAGATAGTTGGATGGAAGACTTATATTTTAAAAGAATCTTAGAAAAACATCCAGATTTTCCAATATCTAAGTTGAAAAAGATGTTAGATCATGACTCGTTCTTAACCGCACAAGAATCCGTAGATCTAGGATTGGCTGACGAACTTTTAAAAGTAGGAGAATAACTAATGTCATTAACTAAGATTTTTGAAGACATTTTAAATAAAGAACAACCTAAGTCTAGCAGTTTAGGTCAATTCAAAATTAAACCCTCAACATTAGGGTCTAAGTGTCTTCGTAAAGTCTATTATGTTTCAGCAGGTGTTTCTGAAGACTTTGAGTTTGACCTCAGCGGTAAGCGCCGAATGAAGCTAGGTGACTATGTTCATTCTATGCTTCATGACATTTATGATGAAGCAGGGATTCTTATAAAGTATATTAATCCGGATGGAACTACTAATTTAGATTGGAAAAACCCAACTAAAATTGATTATGAGTTTCCGTTATCTTCAGAAGACCTTTTTATCAAACGCGGGAAGATCGATGCGGTAATAGAGATTAATAATGAACTTTGGATTGGTGAGTATAAATCTATAAATATGAATGGATTTAGTAACTTAACCCAGGCTAAACCTGAGCATATAATCCAAGCAGTTGTTTATTTATATGTATTTAATCAGATGTTAGCAAGTGGCGCATTTTCACATATAGAACAATTAGCTAAGTATAAAGCAGCAAAAGGTGTTAAATTTTTATATTTAAATAAAGATGACACAGCATTAAAAGAGTTTACCCTAACTAATTGTGATGAAATCTTTGGTCAAATAGTAGAGAAAATAATGGTAATTAGACAAGCTTATGAAACCAAGCAACTACCTGGAAAAACTCCTGACTTTTGTAAAACTTGTAATTATAGAACAAAATGTCAAAATAACTATAACATTTAGTTTACTTAATGGAATATATAAGATATAGTCTAAGTATAGCCGTAACAACTCGGAATAATCTTTTAGGAATATAATGGCTGACTCAAATAATAACTCATTCAAATGTAAAGAAGTATGCGATTGGAAGATAAATTCTCCAAAGTATCAAGATTGTATATGGAGTTATATAAGAGCTAGATCTGCAGCAGATGGTTCTATGAGAGAGCATTCACAAGCTGAAATTTCTAAAATGCTAGGTATTCCAAGTACTAAGGTAGCGTTAGCTATAAAAGAAGCAACTAAAGCATTCAAAAAAGCATTGAAAAAAGCAGATTTAGCCCAAGTTTTAAATAAAGATGTTAGTTATAATATAAACTTAGGTACGACTTCTTTAGAAGTTACACCCACTTTTGATAAACCGAGCAATAGTATAAAATAATTTTGGATAAAATGAGTAGTATGACTAATGATTCTAATTTTAAATTTATAATTCCCGCTGAACTTGAGAAATCTGCCAATGGAGACTGGAAAGTCCGCGGATTAGCCTCTACTAATAATTTAGATAGACAAGGTGAAAGAATCCTTCAAGAAGGTCTAGATTTAACTCCGATTGATCAAAAACGCGGAGTTATAAACTATGATCATTTAAGCGGACCTGAAAATACTATAGGTTTGCTAGACGGATATACTCAAACAAATAAAGGCTTATATATAGAGGGAAGACTCTTTAAAAATCATACTAAAGCGAAAGCTATATATGAAATCATGAGTTCTTTAAATAAAGCCGACCATGGTCGAATGGGTATTTCAGTTGAGGGTAAGATAATTGAACGAGATCCGCTCAATCCATCAGTAATCAAAAAGTGTCGAATTAATGCAGTAGCTTTGACACTTAATCCAGTAAATGTAGATACTTATGTCGATATTGTGAAATCTATGAATGCAAGTCAAACAGTAGAATTTAATTCAATAGAGCAAGCGCAAAACCTAGAAGTTAAGTCCGAAGAGCCGATGTTCACATCTACTCAAGTAGTTTCTATTATAGAAAAAGCATTAGCAATTACTACCGGAAATGCTTTGGCACCAAATACTAGAACTGGTGGAGATGCTTTAGGCCAAGAAGAATTAGATTCTAAGAAAAAGCTTAAAAATAAACCAAAAGAGCTTTTTAAGTCTCAAATGCTAGAACTATTAGATCAACTTCAAAGTTTGCACCCAGACTGCTCTAGATCGGAGCTTTGGGCTGCAATCTCAGAGCGTTTATCAACAAAATTTCCACAAATACACAATAATTAATAATTTAGATATAATTCTCAGTAATTATAAGGAGTTTCGACATGTCTCTTTCAGAAAAAGTAAAAGGTAGAATCAGATCAGCAATCACTAATAAAGATGATGCAGATGCACTTATTGCCGCTATTGAATCCGGAGCTAACCCACAAGCTAGTTCAGTTGCAGTAATTGGTACAACTTCAAATTTAGTAGGAGTTGATGGAACTGGTAGTAATGCTGCCCCATTAGCTGGTACTGAATCAAGACTAGATGCGGTTGAAGCTAAAATCGATGCAGTTATTACTGCACTTAAAACTGCCGGATTAATGGCTTAATTTCAAGGAGAGAACAATGAATACTCAACAAACTGAAAATCTCAATAAGTCAATTGATTCTCTTATTGAAGAATTATTTGCAGAACCAGTTCAAAAAGCTAGCGACAATTTAGACGTAGCCTCTGCTAGTAAAACTACTGCAGACGCAGCTATCGCAAGTGCACCTAAATCTCAAAATGATGATGCACGTGGTGCAGGTCGTCCGAAACAAATTTCAGATGTTCCAGCAACTGATGAAGATGGCAAACGGGATGGTCAATATGACTCATCAATCGCTACTAAAATTAGTGAAGATGAACCAGATGAGACTAAAAAACAGATCAAAGCAATTGATCAAGGGTCAAGTGCTGGACGTCTTAGCGAAGGTCCTAAGATGAAAGATCCAAGACTTTCTAAATCTATTTCTGAAGATGAATATGCTGAATTTGTAGCATTCAAAAAATCTAAATCAGAAGCAGAAGAACTTAAGAAATCTGAAGAACTTAAAAAGTCAGAAGATCTTAAAAAAGCAGAACTTGAATCATTTATTAAATCTGCAGTTAATGCAGCCGTCGGTTCAGTTAAACAAGAGAATGATAATCTTAAAAAATCTTTAAATGAGTCACAAGCACTTATTAAAGCAATGGCTAATCAACCACAAAGATCTAAATCAATTACAGGAATCGAAGCATTAGAGAAATCTATGCCAGAACTAACTGGTCCACAAGAATTTTCTAAATCAGAAAAACTTGATGCAGCAGAACGTTTAGTAATGAAAAAAGCGCTTCCATTAGAAGCAGTAGTAGAGCTCGAAAACACTAACACTGTGTTCAACAAAGAATGGCAAAAACAAATCGAACGCGAGTTATTGAACCCATCTAAATAGAATTTAGCCCCTTCGGGGGTTTTTAATTTTAACAATCTTACAAATTAACATTAAAAATATAAAAACTTTTTCTTTAAGGAGAAAACATGTCACAAATTATTAATCAGATCGCTAATGATCCGTCAATTACTGGCTTTGGATCAATGGGTGCGCAACAAGTTGATGCTTTACAAAAAGCATTAGCAATTACACAAAACTACGGCACAACTGCTCCAGGTTCACTTTCAGGTGGATCCGCTCTTGCAGTTGAAGATCTTGACCGTACTCTTAAACTAGTTACACATGGTTTAGAGCATTTGAAACTTTGGAAAGATATCGTAAAAGAGAAAGTAAACCAAACAGTTTCAGAATATAACGTTCAAAATTCATATGGTCAAGAAGTTAGTCCATTTTTCAATATGGGTGGAACTCCGGTATCAACTACGGCTAATTATGATCGTGAATTTATCCAAGTAAAATATCTTGGAACTCAAGGACAAGTACAACATAACTTGACCCTTATTCAAGCAGCGCACGGTCCAGTTATTGCTCGCGAAGTTAAAAACAAAACAGTTGAACTTTTAGCTAGAAACGAAAGAGCAATGTTCGAAGCTGATAGCTCAATCAACTCTCTTGAGTATGATGGTATCGAAGCTCAAATCGCTACTAAAGAAGCTCAATCACAATACAAATCAACTGCTTTCGCAGGTTTTGATGCAGTTGGATCTTCTGACTCTGTGATTATCGATGTACGCGGAAAATTCAATGATGAAGTAGCTGAAAGAATGGCGTTAACTAACGTTAATAACTTCGGTATGGCTATGGATTGTTATTTAGGTACTGATGTTCATTCAGTATTTTCTAGAGATTATTATTTAAAACAAAGAACTCTTCCTGGAGAAACTTTGACTTCTGGTAACAGAGTTAAAGAACATACTGGTTCGATTGATTACCGATTTAAACCAAGTTTGTTTAATAGACCAAGAATTAGTCCACTTCCGCAATCAGTGTCAGCTTCAGCAGTTCCTACAATTGCTAATATGCTTTCGCCAGCGGACGCAAGTTCACAATTTGCTTCAGGAGATGCTGGAACTTATGGATATAAAGTAAGTTTAGTATTTTCTGATGGTGAAACTGCTCCGTCAACTGAAGTTTCTGGCGCAGTTGCTGCGGGAGATAAAGTTACTATGGAAATTTCTTTCTCAGGAAGTCCATTGTATGCTAATATCTTCAGATCTGCTAAAGATGCTGCTGGTTCTAACTGGAAATTTATCGGTCGTATTGCATTACTTGGTTCTGGAGTTGCAGTAACTATCGATATGAATGCAGTTATTCCAGGTGCTGCAAAAGCATTCTTGTTAATGCATGATTCTGATGCATTATGTTTTAAACAATTAGGTTCTATGATTAAATATGATTTGGCAGTTACCGATACCAGCTATAAGTGGCTACAACTTATGTATGGAACTCCATTGATAGCCGCGTCTAGAAAACATTGTATAGCTAAAAATTTAACTTTAGCATAATATTAAAAGTTTAGTTCAAAACTTTAAAACCCTAGGCCTAAAACCTAGGGTTTTTTCGTTTCAATATGATACAACTCAAAAATAAATGCTTACAACTAAAATTTCTCGGAGTAAAGTTAAGTAACAAGGAGATCATATTTATGAAAACATGTCAAAAAGGGCTACATCAGTATTCTAAAGATCTAAAAAGATGCCCAGATTGCACTAAACTAAAAAATTTAAAGTTTAGAAGCGAGAATCCAGAGAATGCTGGACTAGCAACTAAAAAATATAGAGACGCTAATCCAGAGAAAGCTGCAAAAGCAATTGAAAATTGGAAATTTAACAATCCAGAAAAAGCTAAAGAGGCCAACCAACGCGCTTGCAAAAACTGGAGAGATACTTTAAAAACTGAGAATGATTAATATTTTAACTAGTAGGGTAATTTATGGAACCTAAAATAAAAGATATTGCTCGCGACGAATTTGGAAAGAAAATCGGAAATTATAAAGAATGTGTTTGTTGTAAAAAAATATTTATCGCAAAACAGGGAGGTAATAAAACTTGTTCGGAGAGTTGCGCTACTAAAAATAGGGCGACTAAGATGTCTGAAAATCGTAAAGGTAAACCATCTTGGAATTCCGGAAAAACTGGAGTTTATTCTTCGGAAACTAGAGAAGCAATGGGTATTAAAAATAAAGGGAAAGTTTTGACAGATCTACATCGAGAAAAGATTTCTCAAAAATTAAAGAGTAACTCATGAAAAATTATCTAACGGAAGAGAAGCTAGGCGTAATTTTACAAAGTATATTTAGAGATATAACTCCTCAGTATAAATATAATAGACGAAGAGTTGATTTTGCAGTTAGGTTATCCGCCGAATCTAATCAATATTCGAGTTTTAACAATAAATTTAAAGAATCAAATACTAAAGATATTATGCTTTTTTATGAATTTGATGGGTTTCATCATTACCAAAATAGTTATATGATAGAAAAGGACGGGCCTAGACTAGTTTGGCAAGTTTTAGATTCTGAGAACAAAATACTTCAGTTACGAATTCCATATTGGGTTCAACCAGTTGCCGAGTTATCTAAAGTTTGGTTTGAAACTTACCAAGATTTCTCAGAAGGATTTCCACAAGGATTTATCTCCAAAGAGTGTGTTTGTCCAAGCACTTTTTGTACTGATGGCGAAACCGAGTTTATTAGAGAACTTGCAGTTCTTCCCTTAGAAATTAAGAAGCAAATACACAATAATTTGCTAGACCGAGTTATCGAAACGGGTAGAGCTCGGACTATATCAAGGTCACTTCATCAGTATTTAACCCTAACAAACTATTAACTATAAGATATCATCATCCTAGGAGTACAAATGAAATTATGGGAATACTACCACCTTTGTATAAGATATCCAACTTTGAAACTTTACTTAAACACTTGTTATGCCAACTATGACGATGATTATTTTTACGATTTTCTATTTACAATAGAAACTCAAGATATGGATCGAATTGAATCATAAATTGTATTATTTTGATACTTTAAAATAAATAATTTTACAATTCAAAATTCCAAACTTATAATATTTAAAAGGAGATAACATGAAGAAATTAATTATAAGTGTTCTAGTACTCACTTTAAATATAGGTTGCGGAGTAGCTGAAGGTCTTGGTCGTGAATGCGGTGGAACTTTTGAACAAGGTTGTCATACTATTTTTGGTGGTAATCGAGCCAATGACCAAGATTACACTAATAATCTAAAAAACCAAGAACAAGATCAAAGACTTAAAAACTTAGAATTAAGGTTAGATAACTTAGAGTTATTAAATATCCAAATAAAGATTACTACTGAAAGTCTGGCACCTTCAGTTTATGACTTACAGTCTCAAATTGAAACCTTAAACTTAAAACAAACACAGTTTGAAACTGCAGTTCAGGCAGATGAACAAAGTGATAATTTAGCCCAAGTAAATCTTCAAAATCAAATAACTATAACTAACCAAACATTAAATTCTTTAAATCAAAGTATTATAGCGCTTCAAACAACAACTACGGATCAAACTACGTTAATAACACAGTTACAAAATTCTGTAACTCAGTTACAACAGACTAGTAATTCACAACAAGTTACTACTCAAAATTTAGGTAACTCAGTTACCGTGCTACAAAATGCGCTTTTAGCACTACAAAATCAAAGTAATGCTAACACTGTACAACTAGCCACTTTGCAAGGTTATACTAATATTGTGAGTATAAAAGACCCATGTGGAAAGCAAGTTGCCGCCGATGAAGTTCTATTAAAGCTTTCAGATGGTAGATACTTAGTAAGTTTTAGTGATAATGCTGCAGGTTTAAATACTAGATTTTCAGTACTTGGTAATGGAACTTATGTAACTAGTGATGGAACTCATTGTTACTTTCAGATTAGTAATAACGGATTAACAATTTCAAATGAGCACAACTAAAAGGAAATTATGGAAACTCAACAATTTTCAGATGAGCAATTAAATATAGCCCTGGAACTTACACACCAGGAGTACTTTATGCAAGTACTTGGAATAATGTCTCATTCTAATACTGTAGAAGAACTTAACTATGTCAAAATTCCGATAATAACTCCAGGCGGTGGAACTTATTTAATTAGTATCTTACATGTTGATGGACCTAAGATAAACTTACAAAGCTTAGCTAAATTAGATCAAACTAAAAAGGAAAATATATGAATTTAGAAACAGAGTTAACAAAATTAGAGAAGTTCTTAGTTAAACAAGGTCGTCCAGAATTGATTCTAGAACTTAGAGCTTTAGGTAATGACGATCGTAGACAAAGACTAATGAAACAAGCAGTTTTAGAGCAAGAGATCTTTGATACTAAAGATAAAGAATCGCAAAAGCCGCAAATTCAAGAAGCTAAAACTATTATTAAAGAGTTCAATGCTTTATATAGTGAGCAACTTAAAATGACTCGTAAGATTGCAAGGTTCATCCATCTATTAATCGAAGATTCTGGGAAAGAATAATATGGATATCTTAATCGCGGCAATCATCGCAGCATGTCCAGGATATGATACCGTAGCAGGCAAAATAACAGTTACAAAATGTCAAGAACAAATGGTAAACTGTGTTATAGGACCTAACGGAGTTACGACTAAAGAATTAATTGAATCATGCACAAAGAAGGTACAAAATGTCAAGTAATCAAGGTGGAGCTTCAGTTTTAAAACTACAAGATCCAATGTTTAAAGATAAAGATGGCGGAGGTGGAATGCCCCCATTTGCACATGCTGAAATTGATGTAGCAATAAATGGGTACATTGTCACCACTGTTTTAGCAGATGGAACGGCAGAAACTGCAGTTTATACTGATTTTGATGATGTTATAAAATTTATTAGAGCGGCAAACTAATGTATAAGTTAAGCCGAGAACTTGAAGATATATGTACGGTCATGAAAACTGCATATGACCGTAATTTAATTACTCCAAGAGATGGGAATATCTCTATTAAAAAGGGTAATTTTATGTATATAACTCCAAGCGGAGTGCTTAAACATACTTTGAAGCCACAAGATATGGTTGGATTTAAATTCGAGGATGGAAGTACTAGTATAGAGATTTCTAAGAAACCTTCGGGTGAACTTGAAATGCATACAAAACTACAATTTGTAGATCTAGCAGAGCAACGATGTGTAATACATATGCACCCAACTTTCACAATTGCTGCAATGCATAAGGGATTTAATTTACAAGATATTGCAAAAGATTTCCCGGAGTTATCTAGATATACTAGGGTAGCTTACAATGTAAGAACTTTACCAGTTACCTCAAGTATTTTAGCATCAGAAACTTTAAGTGCACTAACCGATAGCTCGGAAAGACTTCAATTTGATATTGTGGGACAAGCAAATCATGGAGTATGCGCGGTAGGCACTTCTGTTAGAGAAGCTTTCGAACATATTGAAAGACTAGAACATTGTTGTAAGATCGTAATATTATCCGGAGTTTCTTCAAAATAGGAGTTTTATGCTTTATTCGAAAAGACTAAAAGATAGAGTTAAGTTTTCAATTAAAGATTTAATTCCAAATAGAGTGCTAAGATTCTTTAGAAATCTTATACGAGCTTGTCAGTATTTTAAACAAGGTTGGGGCTCAAAAGACTGGGATTATTCATTTATTTTTGACGACTTAATCTTTAAGTTAAAACGGGTTGAAGTTGATCTCAAAAATGATATTTATCATGAACCCGAAAAGTTAGAACTTCAGTCAATAAGACTTGTAATTAAATTATTAGAAAAGTATAATACTGATAGGTATTATTATTACCGTAATTTACACGAGGCAAAATGGGGTGTTGGTGAAATGATTTTTTCAAAAGATGAGCAACCTAGAGTATCTATTTTTAGAAAAAATGTAATTCCTGGAGAAAACGAAGAACAAGAACGTAAAGAGTTTTTAATTGCGGTTAAAGCAGACGCCGAATGTAGACGAAAAGACTTAGACTTAGCATTTAAGATAATACAAAAACATTGTCAAACTTGGTGGACTTAACTCTTACAAAACTCAAAATTATAGATATAACACTTAAAGCGGGGATTTATGATTGAAAAGTCTTGTAAATGCGGAACTTTAAAAAAGAACTTTAAATTTGATATTGGTACTAATTTTGTAGCAGAGTGTTGCTTAGAAAATGGGTATACAGAAATAGGTGAACTAGTTTCAGATGTAGAAGCTCGCAATGCTGCAATTGCCGAAGAAGCGCGTAAACTTACTGTAATGAATCCTAGAGTAGTTAAAAAGACTATAAAAAAGCCAGTTTAACATGAATATGTTTAAAGATACTCCTATATTTGAAACCCAAAACGCGGATTTAGCTACATTTTTAATGCTTGAGGGTATAAAATTACTAGAAGTAAAAAGACTTGAAACTAATAATAAACTAGTAATTCTAAGGTTTTTAGATGAAAAACAAAATTGTCTAGACTTAGAGCGAGTCTATTTAAGCTCGCAGTTTAAGAAATTTAGGGATATAAACAAATACTTATTAGCTAAAATACACCAGGCACTTAGAGACTAGATATAATAAAAACAGGTTACACGGGTAGCCTAAAAGTCTCTAATTAAAACCTAGAGTTGGAAATGGATTGGTATGGCAATAGAAAAGACCTGGCTAGAAGTGCCAGCTATATTCTTATTAGTTGACGGAACCACTGAAGGTGAACTAGCTATTCCATCAACCCTACCATTCAAAGTTAAACAACGAATATTCATAAGATCAAATACATTAGCCCCATTAGAACTTGAAATCAAAAGAATTACTAGTAATACACTACTTCAAGTCGGAAGTATTGGAAAAGGCATAAAAAATAGAGTAGATTTAAGCCAGTTTACTTTAGCAGATACTGCATCTATTTTTTCGGTAGAACAGTCAAGACCGGCAATTCCCCCAGATGACTATAACCGTGCGGTTTACGAAGAAGAGCCAACCGTAGCGCTAAGAACTATATTAGTTGACCCACTAGGTAATAAGTTTAGTAAAACTAATCCGGTACCTGTCCAGTTATCCGATGGATCCATTAGTATTGGTACCGTTAACGCAGAACTAGAAGTTCAGTTAAGTCATAAAAATGATACGCCCAATTTAGGCGATATTGCAGATTCAGTCAGAATAGGTGACGGAATCAATGAATTAAATGTGAATTCAGACGGGTCGTTAAATGTAGTAGTTCAAACTGCGGGGACCAGTAGCACTACTATTAGTGTATTTAATCAAGTAAGTTCAGTAGCTAACGGAGTATTGACTGATGTAGTTACTTATACCGTTCCCGGAATCGGTACCTTTTATTTAAATAAACTAGACTATTCTGGAGATAATATCGCAAGATTTCAAGTAGAACTAAATTCCGGAATAATAGACATTCAGCGTACATTTTTCGCCGGAGGACTAAACGGAGTATTTGATTTTGCTAATGGATCCAAGGGGTTAGTATTAACCGCCGGGGATATACTTAAATTAAGAGTTTTTCACGCTAGACCGACTGCTGGTGATTTTTCGGGTCGGATTCAGTTAACACAATCTTAGATATAATCTAAAGAAGCGGGGTTCATATGAGTATTGATAAAAAGCGAAAAGGGCTAGAGTTAAAGCGAGTTGAGTTAGCAAAAGAAGAATTAGAGTTCAAAGTCATTGAACGCCAAGAAGATATTAAGCGTCTGCAAGAACATATTAAAGTTCAAGACGATAAAATTAACCAACTCAAATTAGAAGTTGAAAGTAATTAAGGGGAATAAAAATGAGTGACGCAAATAGTTCATTACCAATAAGAACCGAGAATAATGGCGATGTAAAAGCTATATTAGTCGATGGAACAATAACCTCGCAAGCATTGGCAATTGACGCAGCTGGTAAAGTTAGCGTTAAGTTAGATGATGCCGCAGGTACTGGACTTACTTCACAAGTGAACGGCACACAACAAGCATTAGATGTAGGTATTAATGTTGCGGGGGTTCAAGTTGATCCTAGAGATACTAGGGCATTAACTGCAACAGATGTAGTTACATCTAATCAAGGTTCTGCAAATACTTTAGCAAATGCTTGGCCAGTAAAACCAACAGACGGAACTAACTCTCAAAGTTTTACAGCAACTGGGGAAGCTAAGGTTGAAGTTACACAACCACTCCCAGCTGGTACAAATACAATAGGCGCAGTAACTCAAGCGTCTGGTCCCTGGACTCAGAATTTAACGCAAGTTGGCGGAAGTTCTATAGCTCTTGGCCAAACTACAATGGCTGCATCTTTGCCTGTTACATTAGCGTCTAACCAAGGACCAATTGCAGTAAGCATTAGTTCCGATGGAGTTGGTACAGAGATTGATGCTTATAATACAGCGTCTGCAGTCGCAGCCGGTGCAAATTCAAATCATGATTACACAGTTACTGCTGGAAAAACTCTCCAGTTGACTCAAATCGAAGCCTCTGCTTCTGGTAAACTTAAAATAGAAGTTCAAGTTGAAACAGGAGTAGGCGCTGGAACATTTACAACTAAATTTGTACAATTCAACTCTACGGCTAACCCAAATTGCTCTTTAAAAATAGGTCCAGCAATCTCAGTTGCGGCCGGAGTTAAAGTTAGAATTATCAGAACTAATAAAGATAATCAAGTCCAAGATTTGTATAGTACAATTTGCGGACAAGAAATTTAAATTCAATGAGGTCTAAGTGTCTGACATTACTGATATTCAAGCGGCGCAAGCTGTAAAAATTATAGGGTCAGATTCTACTGGGGTTGAACAAACCCCAGTTATGGCTACATTAAACGGAGATTTAAGTACTTCAGATGGCCTAAAAAGCGGGGGACTTGAGGGAGTATTAACACTAACTCTAGCGAATACTATATACGAGGTTAAAGTTGGAGCAAGTCCGTTAGCTAACAGAAAGTTAATAACTATACAACCTGATTTTGATATGTACTGGGGTTATCGTAATACGGTTACAACTTCAACAGGCACTTTAATCCATAAAAATCAGTTTATACAATTTTCAGTTGACCCAAATAGCGGATTTACAGTATATTTAATTTGTGGTTCTGCAAGTAAAACTGCGCGCCTAACTGAGAGTCCTTAATATGAGCTCAAAAATAATAGTATCATCAGTTGCTAAATCTGTACCGTTCGATAATGCTACAAACGGGTTTATTGCCCAAGAAACACAATCGGCTATCGAAGAGGCTAAACAAAATGCAGAAGGTTTCCCAAGAGCCGGGATAATCCTAACTGCAAACGGGACGCAATCTAATGGTGATTGGATTAGTTATTCAGAACTTACTCCAAGCGCAAAAATAGTATTCCCGGTAAACAGTAGACTAAATGAAATAACCTTTTCAAATAATACTCCAGACGTAGAATTTGCTCTTGAATTCTATAAAAATGGTACAGCGATTGGAAACTTAGTATATACTTGGACGGTTAACACGAGTCCAGGAGTAGATTTTAGTTACACCTCGGGAATTAACATAAATTTTGTAGCAGGAGACTGGATCCGAATTAAGTATATAGATCAAGGGGATAATACCTCAGATTTAAATGTAGTATTGTGGATTAGTAGGATAGCATAATGGCATTAATCAAAATACTAAAAAATAATTCAGGAGCAGAACTCCAAATATTAAATAGGCAAGTTGCAAATGCGGATAGTTACAATGTACCTTATGGGCAGTTTACTAAATTAGCAGATTCTGAATATATTGTCACATTGGTTACAAGCGGCGGTATTATTGTAAATAACGGAACTTTAGATTTAGCCAGTTCAGACGCAATAGCTTATCTAAAATTGATGGAAGCGCCGTCTCCCGGGATGAGTTTTTCTAAAGTAGATACCTATCTTGAAGTGCCAATTAATCGACAGATGATTGTGTATCAAGAAATAGAGATGCTTCTGGGGCAAGAACTCGCGATTAACGGCGAATTGGTTTTAATAGAATAAAGGATTTAAGATGTCAACTATACTTTTTACTGAACAAGTTACTCCAGCTAGTCCTTCTGTAGGTAAGGTCCGGTTATTTATAGATAATAATGATAGCACTTTAAAGTCTGTAGATTTTAATGGAGTTGTTACCACTTATGGTGGAGCACTAACTACTGAACAAATTCAGGACTTAGTTGGGGCATTTATAAGCGCTGGAAGCACAAAAGTTCTTATAAATTATAATGATGTTGGAAATATACTAACTATAGATATAGACGAAACTCAAATAGACCATACCGCCTTATTAAATATAGGAACAAATACCCATTCTCAAATAGATACACATTTAGCGTCAACGTTAAATCCACATTCGGTTACTAAGACTCAAGTGGGGTTAAGTAATGTTCCCAACTTAGATACTTCAAATCCCGCAAATATAACGCAAGATATTACACATAGGTTTGCTACGGATACAGAAAAATCTACATGGAATGGAAAACAGGATTCTATAACGGGAGCAGCCACTACTATTACCGCATCAAATCTAACAGCTTCCAAAGCTTTAACTTCTGATGTATCTGGTAAAGTAGCAGTATCTTCGGTAAGTTCAACAGAACTTGGGTATATTTCTGGAGTTACTTCTGCAATTCAAACACAATTAGGTAATAAAGTTACGGGTAATACTTCTATAACTGGAGCTACTGCAACGAAATTAACTTATGATTCTAAAGGACTAGTAACTAGCGGAACCCAAGCGTCCTTAAATGATTTAAGTGACGTATTATATAATAGTCCTATATTAGATGAAGTCTTAAAGTGGAATGGTACTAAATTTGTAAACGGTAACCCTGCAACAGTAAATGCTGGTGCTGGTGTTGCCCAATTTCTAAGTGTAACTGCTTCTGGAATCGGAGCGTATGAATTAATGTCAAAAAGTCCGGATAGTAACACGGAAATTATAGAATCAATTGTAGTAAACAATAATACAGTTTTACTAGAAGGATATATAGGAGATGCCGTAATTGGTGGAACTCAGATAGATGCAGGAATTTGGGAATTTAATCTTTATTCTTATGTTGATACCATAGCGGGTGTTTCTAATTTTGTAATTGAAATTTATACTAGGACTTCCGGTGGAACCGAGACTTTATTATTTAGTCTAGATTCCCAAACTATAAATAGTACCTCCATTATATTAACTACCTCGCAAACTGTACAACCATCTTTTACTTGCAATGCTACCGATAAACTTCTGTTTAAAATCTACGGAAAAACAACTAATACCTCAAATACAATCGTTTACTTAGTTCATTCTGGAACAGTAAATTACTCGCATTTTCATACACCTCTTGTAACTAGACATAATGATCTAGCAGGTCTCCAAGGTGGTACTACCGGACAACAATACCACTTAACTTCTAGTGAATATACTGGTACCGGAACTGGAAATTTTGTTAGAGCATTAAGTCCCAATATTACAACACCAACTGGAATTGTCAAATCGGATGTTGGTTTAAGTAACGTAGATAATACTTCAGATACTACAAAGAATTCTGCAGCAGTTACTCTGACTAATAAAGCTATATCCGGTTCGAGTAATACCTTATCTAATATAGGATATTCTAGTTTAAGTTTAACTGGTTCTATAGTAAATACTGATATTTCAGTTAGTGCGGATATAGCGTTATCAAAATTAGCAACAGTAACTACTGGAAAAACTTTACAATCTAATATCACAACAGGGTTGATAGAAGCTTCATCAGTTACTAATACAGAATTAGGTTATTTATCAGGAGTAACTTCAGCATTACAAACGCAACTTTCAGGTAAAGCACCGTTAGTATCTCCAGCATTAACCGGAACTCCGAGTGCCCCTACCGCAACACTTGGAACTTATACTACACAAATTGCTACAACAGCTTTTGTATTAGCTAATATTGGGACTCCACCAGATGCAACTACTATTGCTAAAGGTATAGTTCAACTTTCTGGAGATTTAGCTGGAACTGCGGCAGCTCCATCAGTAGTAAAAATACGAGGAAGTTCTGTATCCGCCACTGCTCCTAGTGATGGCGAAACCTTAGTATGGAACTCCGCAACATCTGAGTATGCACCACAAGGTCCGGTAACAACAACTACCGTAAATACAGTATCTGATATTAACACTCAACTCACCAATACCTCAAACTACTATCAGATATTTATAGGAAGTGTTCCAGGTCAAAGGGTTACTCTACCAGATGCAACAACTATAGGCTTAGCTGATGATTTTTTTATTATAAATGATAGTAGCACTATAATCCCAGTATATAATTTTGTCGGAACTTTACAAGGAATTGTCTACCCACAAATGTATGGGGAGTTTATGCTAACAGTACAAACTACTTCAGCTGGAGAGTGGTTTAATGAGATAGCATTTCCTAATTATCAACAACAATCAGTATTATATGATGATTTTATAAATTCTGGAACCTCATCTCTTACTATAGGAATGTTAGGTTGGGCCATAGTTACAGGAACTGGTGGTAACGTCACTTATTCCGCTGGAACTGCTAATGATTATGGAGTAGTAACCTTAAGTTCAGGAACTAGTACAACAACTGGAGCAGCAATTCATTTAGGTAATACCGCTACAGTTGCGGGTGGTGGTATTAGTGTATTTGAATATAGAATTAGAGTCCCAGTCTTATCGACAGTAGCCCAAGAATTTAATTTATTTATAGGAACTAATAATAATATAACAACTAATGCAGTTCCAACTAATGGTATATTCTTCTCGTATGAAAGAATAACAAGCGTAAATTGGCTTTGTAATACAACTAATGGCGGAACTAGAACTACTGTAACTTCAACAATACCTATAGTAGCAAATACCTGGTTTAAGTTAACCGGAGTAGTAAATGCAGCGGGAACTCAAGTTGATTTCTATATAAATGGAACTTTCGTGGGTTCATCAACTACAAATATTACAACCTCAACTATAGCACCGAATTTGACTATTAGAAAAACTGTAGGAACTACTGCTATGACCGTCGGTTGCGATTATTTCTATCATACAAAAACTTTTAGTGTGATAAGATAATGAAATATATAGTTATAACCCAAAATTCTAAGATTGAGTTTAGTAGCAAAGCTGAGGCCGATGCTTATGTAGCAACTCTAGTTAACCCCTATACACTATTGTCAGAGCAAGAAACGCTTGAGATATCTTTAGCAAAAAAGAAGAGAGAATATGGGTTATATATTTCCAATGAACTAATCGAACGCCTAGGTGCTAGAAATAAGATTTTAGGCCTAACTGGCACACAAGTTACTCAGATGCTAACACAATTAGCAGGAGTTCGATCCTTATTGGAAACGGGGGCGTTAGGGACCGCGCGTGGGTATATGGGTCAATTTCGAGCAGCTTTTCCAAGTCATTCTGATATATTTACAGCGGGTATAAATGATATAAACATATTCGAGCAGGAAAATGGATTATGAAACAATTAACTATTGGGTTCAGTAAACCTATTAAGTCCAAAATAGGAGCTTGGTTAATAGAGAAATGGATGAATAAGCCATATTCTCACGTTTTCTTTTATTACCAAGATGACCAAAAGAGAGACTTAGTGTTTCAGGCGGCCCACGGATTAGTTCATTTAATCTCCTTAGAAAGATTCTTACACGATAACAAAATAGTAAAGACTTATGTTTTAGATGCTACTCCAGGAGAGTACCAAGCTTTCAGAGATTACTACTATTCAAAACTAGGTTTACCTTATGATTTCATGGACTTAGTATTTGTTTTCTTATTTAAATTGTTAGGAAAACTAGGTATAAAACATCAATTTCCTAATTATTCTGGCTATATTTGCAGTGAACTAGCAAGCGATTGCTTAGCAAAAGTCTTTAAAGTCCCTTTAAATAAGCCAGCTAATATGTATGATCCTAGCGATGTAGAAGACTTACTGGTATAATTTTAAATGACAAGTTAGCATTTAACAGTGAGAGGATACTAGTGCCCAATGGAGAGACAAGACTTAATAATTAAGTTTATTGAACAGACCGCCGAAGTAACTCATGCAAAAATAGATGTTTTGAATGATAAAATTGAAGCTTTAGAAAAAGACAATAAAGGTTCAATAGAAGATCATAAACAACATGAAAAAATAGCTTTTGAAACTAGATATATTCTAGACGCCCATTTACGCTCAGACGATACTTATCAAAAAAGTATAAACTCAAATTTAAGTCAAATCTCACAAATCTTAGAACGTAATACTACCTCGCTTCAAGAGCATATGAAAAGAACTGATCTTTTGGAAAAATTACATCAAGATAACCAAAAAAGAATTACTCTGTTAGAAGAACCAGGTAAGTTCTTGACATTATTAAAGAAATATGTAAAATACTTATTATTTATAGGCGGAGCAGCTGCAGCTATTACAAAATGGTTAAGTAAATAACTACCAAGTCTCATTTGATTGATATAATTTAAATATCTTTAAGGAGACTCCTAAATGCTTAAAATTAGACTAGTTAATAACCAAGTAACCTTAAATAACTTCAAGACCTTTGATGCTATTGAGTATGTTCCGAATATACCACTTACTATTAAATTCCAAATCTCAGATGCCGAAACTAAAATTAGATTTATGGCAAATGCTTCTGCAAAAATGAATATCATATTTCAAAAGACAGATGGCGGAACTTTAGTTAAAGTTGCAAGTAAACTATTCAACCCAAACGATTTATCATTGTGGACGGTTTCACTCACTGCTAGCGAGTCAAATTCAATTGTAGGAAGCAACTTTCAAGTAGTACTAGACAATGCAGGAGATTCTACTTTGGCAGATCTAAGTGACTCTAGTCAACTAGACGCAGGGCAAGCTTACGGAGTACTTAGTAAACAAGTTTTGGAAGGTGATTGCTGATGGGAAAAGTAACTGGTGGGACTAACGGGTTAGTGTCTATAAATAATATAAATGGAAAAAAGACAGAAGCACTTGTAACAGTGGAGCAACTAAAAGCAACTTGGATGTTCGGAGTCAAAATCCGCGACAGAGAGACCGGCGAATTTATATCAGATGAGGCTTATCAAAATGCTCTAGACACTGCAATATCAATGATGGAGCATTATCTTGATATTTCAATCTCTTTAGTTAGAGACCATGTAGACTATAAAGATTATAGACTTAATGATTATCAGGATTGGGGTTTCATGATGCTTGACAACTTTCCCGTCCATTCTATAACTTCACTTAAAATGGTTTATTTTAGGGATGAAAGCGGAGTACCTACTACAGTTCAAGAAATTCCCCCATCTTGGATTAGACTTAATGCGCATGACGGAATTATTAGATTAATTCCAAATACTAGATTTCCAGCAAATTTACAAATTAATGAAACTGGTTCATTCTTTCCCGAAATCCTTAGAGCAGGGATGATCCCCAACATGTGGCAGATCACTTATTCATATGGCTTCGACTCTGGTAAAGTTCCAGTACTTCTCAATCAAGCGATTGCAATGAGTGCCGCAATTACTTTAATGATTACGGCTGGACATTTACTTAATCTAGGAGCTGGGATATCATCGGCCAGTATATCATTAGACGGATTATCTCAATCAATTAATACTACAAATTCCGCTGAAAACTCTGGATTTTCAAGTACAATTAAGGATATTTCTGATAAATTATTTGGGGCTACAAAAGGGGATCCGACCGCTATAATGACAATACTTAAGAATTATTATAAAGCTGCAGATGGCCTTACGGTCCTTTAAGGAATTAACATGATTAAATCATTAAATGATAAATTATCTAAGGGTGGCGAAGGTTCTGGTAAAGTTGGACACACCACAAATCATACTAATAATGTAACTGCGGGAACTGCTAAACTTTTAAGCCTAGCAGACAAATTAGTAAATTCAAATAAATTTAAAATCTATTTAGATAAATTAAATCATGGCGGAGTTTTAGACGGAGCTCAGCTAAAGTCCGGTAAACCTATATTTTTGTCTGCGCAACAAGGTGTTGCTGAAGGATATACTCCAGAAGAGCATCGAGAAGCGGGTTCCGCCCATTATGCAAAGTTGGAACAAACAACCGCACAATTAAATAAGTTTAAAGATTTAGGTAAAGCCCCGCCACCAGAGCTTTCAGCAATTGCTAACTTCCATAAAGCGGCATTTAAAGGTTTCTTCAATACAGCAAATCGTATTGAAGACCGTCAAAATAAGACAGAACAAACTGCGTATAAAATGAAGAAGTCCGTAGTATCTATGGGACATGCAGACGGGGCGGAGATTGATACAGCTAAATTTTCTACAGAACTCAGGAATGCCCAAGACCATGATCTTCTTGAAAGACTGTATCAAGCAATGGAAGGATACCAATACGGAGATGTTCCGCGTAGTATAGACCTCCCAAAAGGTAACCTTTTCTTAGTTCAAGTTTCGGAGGGTTTATTTTCAGGAGTATTTCGTATCATCGAACATGTGAATGATTCTGACCAAGTACTTGAAGATACTGCTAAAATTAGAATTGAACGCATGACTTTACCCTCGATTGTACAACTTTGTTTAGCAAGAGGTTGGGTAAATCCAGCACCAGTATTACCACTTTTAGCAGAACCTCAAGCATTAATAGAGAAACTCGAAGCACCTTTAGAACCTGTAATTGTAGTGTCTGAATTGGATAAAAAGATTCAATTAGCACAATTACTAACTAAACTGTTAACTTAAGTTATAATTAAATTATTAAATTAGGAGATTTCATGAACAAGTCGATAGACGAACAAATTGAAGAGATGGCAAA